CCCCAACTCGTCAAGGTCGTCGACCACCGCGCTCTCCACAACCGGCTCCGCGCTCGACACTGGCGGCTGTTCCGCCAACGCCTGTAGCGGTTCTGCTATGGTTTGCGGCTGCGGCTGCGCGACCGGATCGTAGACGATGACGTAGCGATTGAACGCCCGCCGCCGCACGCAGCGCACGGTCCCGAAGACCTGACCATCGAGCAGCAGCGTTGCCCCTTGCGGAGCGGGCGGGTAGTGCGTCAGGCGCGGCGTGACGATCTCGTCCGCGCCCTGCAACCCCGCCGGCGTGAACTTCCACTGCACGCGCCCGCCGACCTGTACCACCATTTCGCCGCTCATTGTGTATTCACCATCCAGGCATAGACGGTCGGCGTGACCGTCTCCGCCGTCTCGATCTGTACCCGCAGACAGCGGCCCGCCGTAGGCAAGCGCAGCAGGGTGGCGTCATCATCCACGACCACCACACTGATCTCCACCACGCCATACGCCAGCGCGCTGACCGAGTCGGTGATAGTCGAGCCGGTCGCGTTGACGTAAGTTGTACTGGCCGTCGCGTCCGCCCAATCAGTCACCGCCCCGCAGCCGCCCGGCTGGCTGGAAAACTGCGGCGTGATGGTGATATTGCCGGTCCCGCTGATGTCGCTATGCACCTGCAGCAGCACCTCGCCGAAGCTGCCCACCGCATAACCATCCGTGGACAGCGTCTCGGTGTAGGCCGTCGCGCCGTCGAGGATCGTCACCGTTTGGTAGCCGATCACCGTCGCGGCTTGCGCCGGCGTCTCGTGCAGCGCCGTCAACAGCCCCAGGCCCAGCAACACCACCGCCAGCGCCACCAAAGAAAAACGCTTCAACATTCGCATAGCACCCTCCTACTGAATATGCTGCGCGATGCACTGCTGCGCGCCGGGAGCAGCATCCACCGCCACCACCCGATAGCGCGCGCCTTGCGTCCACACCTCGTCACCCTTGCGGATGTCGATCCCCAAAGGCGCAGAGATCACGTACTGCTGCGCCGCCGCGTCCCCGACGACCCCTTGCTGATCGCGCCCGGACGTGGCGCTGTTCGTGGCGGCGATGCGCGCGCGAAATGCGGCGACCGCATCCTCCGCGCCGCGCCGTCCGCGGAACACCCGCACGAACGCATAGCTGTCGTCGCGGATACTGCGACTGTCCAGCCGCATCAGCCGCTGGTCCAGCCGCCCGTTACTCACTGCACTCCTGTTGGATGAACGGCGACATGAGGCACTTGCGGTAGTCGGAGTCCGCGAGCACCAGCTTGACCGCGCCGTGCGTCAGGCTGGTGGAAAGCGTTTGCAGCAGCCGTTCCAGCCCCTCGCGCGCCGCCGAGCGATCCACGCTCTCCTGGCCGAAGGTGTATTTGAGAAACCGCTCGCTGTCCGCCAGTAACCACATAATGGCCTGGATGGCCGCGCGCGGCACGCTGACGCCTTGATCGAGCAGGTCTTGCAGTTCGGCGTCGCTAAACACCGACCAGCTATAGGTCGCTACGATCTGCGCCTCACTGAGCGGGGCGCTGGTGAACGTGAGGACCCCGGTCGCCGCGTCGAGCGCGTAGGCCGCCGAGGGTACACCGTTGACGAGCACCGTCTCGGAGGTATCCACGACCGGAAACAACTGCGTCTGGAACTGCGTACTCACGCCATCCCCGACGCCTACCTGCTCGCGCAGCGCCACGCGCGGGCGGTCGGCGATTGCCAACCGCAGGCGCTCCAGGTCTGTCAACGCCATCTAGGGCCTCGCCGCGTTGCGGGTGCGGCGCATCCGCCGGCCCGCCAGCGAGCCGGGCGCAACCCGTTGCAGCGCCCGCTCCGCGCTTTCCGGCTCCTCGTGCAGCTTGCCGCACCGTTCCCGCTGCCACTCGTCTTGGAAGTGCGCGCCGCAGATTGCACAGGTGGGCAAGCGCCCCACTTCCTTTTCCTCCGGCTGCGGTTCGAGCGCCTTCACCAGGCGATGCTTCAACAGCAAGCCATCGTTTGGATGCCCGCGCAGCCGGAAGACCTGGCCGTTGCGTACATAGAGCGAGTCGTCGTACCGGTAGTCCTTAGTTGCCACGACCCACATCTGCGCCTCCTAATCCACCGCGTCGCTGATGAACACACCGGCTTCGGGAGCCAGGCCCATCATGTCGTAGTGCTGGAAACCCTCGACCAGCCAGCCCTTGTCAGAGATTGGCTCGCGCCGCATGCGCACGTAGCGCCCCGCTCCGTAGAGCGTGCGCCAGGTGAAGGTGTACAGCGCCGAGGGTGTCTTGAGACCGGGCCGCGGGGCGACGTAGAGCAGGAGCGCGTCGTCGTCGTAGCCGGCGGTATAGGTGATGGTGGGGTCGCCTTCCAGCGACGTAGTGTAGACCACCTTGCCGACCAGCACCTCGTCGAGGCCCAGCAACTGCGCCACCAGGTTCGGTGTCACCATTGCCGGCGACGCGCTGCTGGACGAGTACATCACCCGTTCGAGCAAGTCGGGATGGTCCGCCAGCACGTCCCAGGTCAAATCACCCAGCACCAGCTTGTTGGGCTGCCGACCGAGCAGCGCCACGCGAATAGTGCGCATCCAGGTGCGCAGGTCATTGATCGGCGTGGATGTGGCGTAGGTCGACCACTTGGTGAAATCCGCGCCGCCGGTGACATCGTCACCCCACACGCCGGTAGTCCAGAAGTCGGTGAGGAAGTTAATCTCTTTTTCGAGTTGCAACTGGTCCGTCACCCACTCGGTGGAATCCACCTGCGCGTCCAGGGGCGGGTCTTGGTTAGCGATTTGCGCGTCGGGGATGATGTCCCCGACACTGCGCTCCTCGCAGAAGTACGGCGTATACTCGACCTCGTAACCCCCAATCGGCGGAGCCTGTAGGGGCGAGGTCTTCTGCGCCACCGACCGCGCCCAAAAGTCTTTGGTGTACACGGCGACCTGGTCGGCCTGCTTGTCCACCAGCACTTCGGGGGCGATCATATCGGCAATATAGACCGGATTCTTGTACGCCACCGAGATATTCGACAGCGTCTTCCGGGTATGCACATCACCAACACCAGGTTGACTCATCTCATACCTCCTATGATGCCCTGTGCGGCGTAATACAGTTGATGACCGCGGTCACGATCTCCGCAGCCGCGCCACTGGTTTCCAGCACGCGCCCGCACACGTACTCGGTCGTGTCTGTACCGGGGATTTTGCGGTCAGCCTGGCCGTCCGCCGATGGGCCAATGAACCAGCCGACCGTCAAGGCCGCGTCGGACGAGACCTTCGTCGGCCCGAACATCACCACTTCGCACGGTTCGCCCAACTCCGGCTTGTTCTGCAACACGCCGTCAGGGATGTCCGTCGCGCCGTCGCAGGCCACGTAGGTCCCGGTGTCGCGCTTGACGAAGTAGAACTGCGCGGCGCTGAGGTCAGCCCCCGCGGGCAGCGTTTCGGCGAATAACTGAGGATACCCAGGAATCGCGCCCATTACACACCTCCCTCAACGGCCTGCAGCGCGTCCCGGTAGGCAATCCCCGGATGCTCGGCCATGTACTTGTCCGCGGCTGTCGCCAGGCGCTCGTCGAGACTGCCGACCTCGCCCTGCCGCACGCCCTTCTCGCGGAACTGCGCGCCGAAGACCTGATCCGCGCGCCGCAGCACGTTCTCGAAGAACTCGCGGTGCGCGCCGGCAGCATCGGCCTCGTACAGCCAGCGCAGATGGACGGCCAGATCGGCGGTCGCCGCCGGCAGATGCGCGAAACTCTCCGCCAGCACGCTGAACCGCTCGACCGCGCGCGCGTCCTGCACCCCCTGCAACTGCTCCTGCATCCCCGCGAGGCGCGCGGCGTAGGCATCGCGCTCACTTTCCACGGTCGTCAGTTTGGTCGAGAACTGCGAGATTTGCGCCTGCAACCCTTCCAACTGCGTCCGTACCTCGTCGGGGAGTCCGGGAGCCGTAGCGGGCGGCAGGCTATTGTCGCCCCGCGCAAACAGATGCAGCACCTGCTGCAACACGTTGCGTTCGGCTTTTACCTGTTCCAACTCCTCACTCATCGGATCACCTCCTGCACTTAAACTATGGACACCTGCGCCCCCGCGATTATGCAGCGCGGTAGCTTGACCAAAGAACGGATAATTCGTGAGAGCGCCGCCAGCGATCTGGTTGTACACCCGCTCGCCGGTGACGCGATCCACCATTTCGTCGTAGACCTCGACGCTGAAATACCCAAACTCGCCGTTTTCCAGCGCCTCGCGGCCCTTCTTGTTCCAGGTGAACGTCGCCCCCACCCCCTCCGGGAGTGCCAGCACCTGGTTAAACCACCCTAACGCGCGGCTGCCCTGGTGGTCTTCGTTGACCGGCAAGCGACTCTGGCGGATGCCGCGTTGCTCGCGGGCTGCGAAGTTCTGCACCAACTCGCCGACGACCGTGTCGTCGACTACGATGCGCCGCACCGCACCGTCGAACTGCGCGCGGTGGTGGACGCCTTTGGGGAAAATGAGGATGGGTTCGCCGTTGAGCGCCTTGCGCGCTACGGCGGCATCATCGAGCAGACCGAGCGTGTAGCGGCTGGCGGGGCCGGCAGGCCCGGTGTAACTCTCGGCGGCGATCTCGCGGGCGGACTCGGACGCATACAGCGCCGTCAGATAGTCCTCGGCGTCCGCGCGCTCGTCGTAGCATTTTAACGCCTCGTCGTCGCCCTTCTTGTAGACACAATATCGACCGCCCTCACTCTTGATCTCCCAGGGCATAACCCACCTCCGCCACAAACGCAAAAAGCCGGGGCGTCCCGTTAGGGATCGCCCCGGCTTGTTTTCGCTCAGTCAGGCTGCGCGCCTTGAACGCGGGGGCCGATTGGTTACGGCCCCCATTCCATATTCACAGGGCTTGACGAGAGGTGCGGCCCCGCATTAAAATAGCTACCTGTAGTATAGCACAGATTACGGGAAATTGTCAAACTTTACAGCCAGCCCCAGCCGCCATCCGGCATTTCGCCCTCCAGGTGACAGCGACAATTCCCGTCGCAGTCCGTGCCGTGGCCGGGCAGCGTCCCGCCAGTATAGCGCAGCATATCGGCGAACGACGCATACCAGCGCCCCGGCGGATCGCTGCCGAAGATGGGACACTCCGCGCAATGGTGGGCGGTAGGATCGAGCACCCAGCGCACCGGGCCATCCACGCCGGTCTCGCGCCGCCGCTCGCCTTCCCCGGCCCACACCCCGCGCCACACGTGGCCGGCATACAACTCCGCGCGGCTGTAGCCCTGCGTGGCGCTTTTGACCGCGTCCTCGATCAGCCCCATCACGTCCGCGTTGCGCCCCTGTTTTAAGAGGAGCATAATCGCCACGATCTGGCCCTCCAACGTGCCGGCGATGTCCCCGAACAGCGTCGGCTTGCCCAGCGGATTCGTGCGCTGCAGCGTCCCGCCCGGCCCGTAGCCGATCCAGCCGTCCGCCAGTTCGATCTCGCCCTGCAACGTCTGCAAGGCTTCGGGAGGTCCTGACGGCTTGCCGAACCCCAACCAGAACGCCGCCGCGATGTCCAGCATCGACTTCTCGCGGAACAGGAGCAGCGCCGCCAGGATGTAGTCGTCCAGCTTCGCCAGCACCTCGCCGTGACTCACGTCCGGCGGCAAGCTGGCAATGTCCGCCGCCACCTCACCCGTCCAGCCCTCGATCATTCCGCGTTGCGCGGCGGCGTTACTGTCGGCCAGGGCGCGGTAGGTCGCCCCGCGCTCGTCTGGGGCTGGCTGCACTGCGAACCGGTGCGCCCTGGCCGAAAAAAAACGCTTGAACTCGTCCGCCTCCGCGCCCGCCAATTCCGGCGCGGCGTCTGCGTCGTCGTCCGGTAACTCGTCCTCCTCCGCCTGGCCCGGCGCGGCCTCCGCCACCGGCGGCCCGCTGCTGGCCGGCATCCCCGGCACGAGCGAGCGCAGGAACGCTTCCAGGCTGGCGTCGGGTGTCAGCAGGCCTGCGCCCAGGAGCGTCTGCAAGTATTGCGCCACCGCGCCGAGGTCAAGCTGGCGCGGGCTGCTGTATTCGATGCGCGGCGGCTCCGTCAGACCGGGGAAGTCATTCCAGCGCAAAAGCAGCGCCACCAGGTCGCCCATCTCGTCGCGGATAGATTCCAGGTAGGCTTCGACCGAGAGCATAAATGCGTCGAACAACGTCCCGGCGAGGCTTTGCGTCCCCACCTTCTGCAAGCCGACGAGCATAAACTGCGCCAGGACCGCGCGCGCCATCTCGATGTCCTTGCGCATAATGGTGTCGCCCATCGTCGAGTCGACGTTACCCTGTGGCCCGCCGAAGTTCAGCGTCCAGCCGCTGGGCCGCACCACGCCCATCATCTCGTCGCGGTAGATGGCCTCGACCAGGTCTTCGCCGCGTTCCTCGTCCGAGACCTCGCCGTCCGCCACGTCCGCGCGGGTCGTCGCGCCGGGTGGCAGTTCGACATCGGGAAAGCCGGCCCAGCGCCGGTACAGCCCGATACCCTCGACCTGCTCCAAACGGCGCTTGTAGGTCCAGGGCCGCACCGCCGCGCGGTAGATGCTGATACCTGCCGGGTCGCCGCCCTCCGGGGAAGTGTGGAAGAACAGCGATCCCTCCAGCGGGACGGTGATGGTGTTGTTGTGGCGGTCGAGCACCTGCGTACCGACCAACCAACCATCCTCGGCGTATTCCCAATCCAGGAACGCGCGCTGGTTGACCATTTCCAGCCAGTCGATGCCGATGCGCCCATCGGGCGTGCGGGAGTTGCGCTCGGTGCGGCGTTTGAGGACGATCCAGAACTGCGCCCAGCCGTAGATGAACATCTGGCACACATCCGCCAGCCACTCGTTGAACGGCTGGCGCATATCGTTGAGCGCCGACCACACGAAGTCCGCGGCTTCCTGGTCGGCCACCGACTCGCCGCCCGGCTCGACGTGCCAGGCCACCATCCTAATCGGCAGCGCGAGCACCTGGTAGAGCATCGCCCCGGTGGGATCGTCCCGGCGCATGGTGTCGTAGGTTTTGATTGCCGCACTGCCGACCAGCGCCGGGTCGGTCTCGACGTAGGCCGCGCGCCCCCAGGGTGTGGCCCCGGTGACACCGAGCGGTTTGAACTGGTTACGTTTCATATTCGCCTCCAACTATTTCCCCGGAAATATCAGAGAGTAAGAAATAATAAAGCCGGGGCGCACCCTTACAGGCCACCCCGGCTTTATTGCACAGTCAGGCTGCTTACATAGTAGCACAGAAGTCAGGAGTTTTCAAGCAAAAGCGGCGTCTGGCCGGTGGATTGCGCCCAGCGTTCGAGGGTGACGGCGACGTAGCGCGGGTCGATCTCGACCGCCCGGCAGCGACGGCCCAGGTGCTCGCAGGCGATGAGTGTTGTGCCGGAGCCGAGGAAGGGGTCAAAGATAACTTGATTTTTTACAAGCTCTATCGCATCAGCCATAATGCCAATCGGCTTTTGTGTTGGGTGGGGATGTCGTTTTTCTCCTGCTTCCCTAACATATCCAGCCCAAACGTGCCTTTTTAATCTGTAACCATTAAATGCATTTGACGCCGCGACCTCTACCGGATTACCTAAACCATCCTCGCCTCCATCGCCGCGTTTATCCCACACCAAAAGCCCGCTATATGGTTCGTTTCTGGCAATATATGGAAAACCAAAAACTAGCCACTCCTCGTATTTGTACACCCAAGATAAATCTAAATCTCCCTTGTCGTTTGCTAATTTGTCATCGCTCATACAAGCTGGCTTTCCGCGCTTAATATGAAGCGCGGAAAGCCAGCTTGTATCAACGTCAATCCCGTAAGGAGGATCACTGACTACCGCAGCTTTCTTCCCTTGCATCACCCTTTCCACCACCGCCCGATCCGTGCAATCGCCGCAAATGACGCGATGCTCGCCAAGCTGCCACAACTGCCCGACCTCTACCTTCCATTTTTCCCGCAATTCCTCAGCCTTGTCGATCTGCGCCCCGGCGTCCTCTACCGGCGCTTTCGTCTGCGCCAGCAATTCCCGCAACCGCGCCGCGCTACCCGCCGCCAATTCCGCGAGCCGCGCGTCGCTTTCCTGGATCAGCGCCACCAGCGCCGCCAACTGCGCCTCATCCGGGTCCGCCGCCCTGGGTAACTCGTTGTCCGCCGCCAGCCACGCCAGCGCCGTCGCCTCGTCCTATTCGTCGGGACACGGCTCGGCCCACACCTCGCGCCAGCCCAGGCTTCGCGCCGCCTCCGCTACCCCGTGGCCGGTGAGGATAAACCCACGCCAGGTCGTGAGCGGCTTGCGCTGCCCGAAGCGTTCCAGGCTGGTGGCAATATCTTTGATCTGCCTCGGCCCGTGGCGGTTGTAGTTCTGCGGATGCGGCTGTAATGCCGCCAGTTCGACCAGTACCTTCGCTTCCACTTTCCCCCCTAACCCCACCGGCTTTTCTTCTGCAACCCGCTCTGTTCCGGCAGCGAGGCTGCCCGCGGCAACGTCGCCGCCGCGTGACAGTAAACCTCAGCCAGGCTGTAGTGATCCGGCCCCACCTCGCGGTAGACGGCCACTTGATTTCCGCCCGCCGTATCTTCCAACACACGCACCTGGTTGACCAGATGCGCGTAGTAGTCGCGCACATCCCGCGCGTGCGCCGGGAGCGTCAGCCCGCCCGCGCCGCCCGCGCCCTCTGCCCCCGCCAGTAATGCCGCGAACATCTCATCGAAAACGCGCGTGCGGTCCAGGTTGATCGTGTAGTCCTTTTCATCCAGGCGCTTGAAATCCTCAGTTTTCAGGCCGGCGCGCTGATTGACGAAATAGGCCAGCCATACCTGCCCCGGCTTGAACGCTGCCTGCAACTCGCGCGCCTTGCGCGTTTCCGGTAGCGCATCGACTACACAAGTCTGCACCCGGTAACGCTGCAACAGCCGCGCCGCTTCCTCGAAACTCTCCACCGCCACCGCCAATCGCTGCGGACGCTCGCCGCTCTCGCGGTCGATCTGCCCGGCGCGGATGACGATATAAAGCAGGCTGCCCACGTCGATCCCGGCGATACACCGTTCGCCCGCCACCAGGCCGTGCGCATAATCGCGCCGGCATTTGTCAAGCAGCGTCTCGGTCAGCCGCCCGCCGCGCGGGACATACGGCTCGCCGAGGTCTTGGTTGTAGGTCTCGCGGCGTTTCGTTTCGTCTACCGTGTCCAGCGCCCGTACTACATCCAATAGCGGCGTGAGCGGGCTAAATAGCTTGGTGAGGTGATAGCCGACGATCTCACGCCCTGGCGCTTGCGCCACCCATTCACCCGGCCCTAATCTATCCAACTCTGCCCCGCACTTGACACAGCCCACCCAGGCGCGCCCCGCGTCCTGTCCGCGCCAGGCTACCGGGCGGCCTAGAGTATCCCATTCCAGCACTACTTGCTGGATCGTCAAAGGCTGGCGCTGTCCACAGGCCGAACAGCGCACGCACCACTCGCGCTGGTCGCTCTCCTGCCACTTGGCGTGGATACCAACGCCCGGATAGGTAGGCGTGCTGATCCAGCGCACCTCGGCGATACGACTGTGGCCCAGGCGCTTGACAGCAATAGACGGCGCGCGCTGATCCATTTCGTCCACCTCATCCAGCACGAGTATATCCGCGTCGATGCTTTTCAGTTGTGGCGCGCTGCCGTCTGGCCTGACTGTGGCCCCGCGCAGGTAGAGGTAGCGGTCGCGCACCCGTTTGAGCGTCACGCGATCCGTGCGCCGCCGGCGGCCTGCGTTCGGCGCGCCGACCGGGTCGGTGATGATCTGTTCCAAATAAGGCGACGCCTCGACCGCCGGCCCGATGCGCGCCGTGGAGAAGTCGCTGACGTGGGTTTCGGTGGGGAAAATATACAGCACCGTCGCGCCGCGTACATCGGCGGCGTGCAGTGCATAGGTGATACCGTACTCGCTCGCGCCCATCTGTGAGGCTTTGTAGACGACAACTTCACGCGCGCGTTCGAGGTATAGGTCGCGCAGGAATGGGTGCGCCGGTAGGTCGAACAGTGTGCCGGGGCGCAGGTAGCGCCGCTTGGTGAGCGCCCAGGCCAGCAACCCGCTGCCCGACTGCTGCGCCAGCTTACTCAGTAGCAGGCGCGCCAGTAAAGCCTGTGGCGACGATGAGGTTGCGGATGAGAGCGTCAAGCTCGGCCTCCCCAATATCTTCGAGCGGCATACCCGCGCTAGGCGGATCGTAACCCACGCGCGCGCCAGCCTTACCCAGCCGCGCCGCGAGTACATCGTCGGCGATGGTGAGCAGCAACCGGCTGGCCTCGTTACGGTGGTCGGCACGGTCATCGCGGCTCAGGGCAGTGATGCGTAAGCCCTGCACCGCATCGACTGCACCCTCAGCGGTAACTTTCAGGCGCTGGCGCAACTTTATCGTCTCAAAGCGCGCCATCTCCTGCGCTGCCGCCTCCTGTGCTTTCTGCGTGCAAATATCCAGCGCCACCGCGATCTCCGGGATAAATTGCCAGGTAGAGTACCATGTGTTATCCGAGCAAGCGCGCTCGTCGGCCCAGACGGTCGTCCATTTCTCCCCGGCTGCCGTCGCCGCAGCCAGCAGGATGACGGTATTGATGCGCTTGGTATGGTCGGTGTTGCGCGATTTAGGGATCGCGTACAGCGCCGCGAACGCCTCCTCATCCAGCCAGGGTTGCACGGCGAGGTCCGGGAGCAGCTTGCGCCGGCGCGTCATCGCGTGGCCTCCACGCTAGATTTTACGTCCATTTTTCTCACCCTTCACAATCCCATTACAAACAAAAACCAGAGCGTCCCCGTAGGAAACGCCCCGGCTTTATTGCGCAGTCAGGCTATCTACGCATAGCATAGCACAAACCACAGCGGAAAGCAAGATAGCACAATTTGGAAACAATGACGCGGCACTGCCTATTAACAGCGCCGCGTCACCCGAAGGTTGCGAGGTCAAAGGAGGAAAACACCTCGCCTTTATCCCTACCCCAGCGCCTCCACCAGCGCCGCGTCGAAGTCACCCTTCCACCCCGATCCCACCGGCGCAGCCGCCCAGCCCGGACACTCTGTAGAAACCCCGTACAGCGCCGCGCGCTCCCGATGTCCCACCACCCGCTGGATAGCGATGTCGTAGGTCCGTACCAGGTGCGCTACGACGCGCGCCAGGCCCGCGACCAGCGCCGCCGGCGGGCGGGTCTTGTGCCAATAGCCCGCGACGCCGACGCTGACGTTCGCGTTGGGATAGCCGCCGTGGTCGTGCCACAACCCCTGGTCGAGCGGCACGCACAGCAGGGCGCTGCCGTCCACGTCCACAAAGATGTGATACTGCGTCGTCGGCAGGCCCACCCGCCGCACGCCGTTCTCCGTGTAAGGCTTTCGCCAGGCACACCCGCGCCAGCGCGTAGGCGTCCGCCGCCCCGGTGTGGTGGATGGTGATGCCGGTGGGGTTGCGCGTCGCCCAGCGGCCCGGCGACTGGTAGGGGTTCTGCGCCGTTGGGTTTGTGGGGAAGGTGGCCGTCACGTCCTGCCATACCGGTGACGGCGCGGGCGGCGGTGGGGCGGGCGGCTCCGGCACGATCTCGACCACGAAGTTGAGCGCCAGCCGCCCGTTTAACCCGGTGCGCACGACCACCCGGTCGCCATCCCCGACAATGATCTCTCTCATAGCTCCTCCTCATCCGCGCGCGCGCAGCACACCGGACAACGCAACTCCGCATCCAGCGGGCTGCCGCAGCGCGCGCACAACCGCCGCTCGGCCTCGTAGCTCTCGGCGATGTCGGCCAGTTCGCCCTGGACCCCGGTCAACTCGTTGATGATAGCATTGACCCGCCGCGCCAGGGTGATGATGCGCAGATACAGCCGCGTTTTTTTAAACACCACCATCTCACCCTCCTAGCCCGCCCAGGATCGACTGCGCCAGCAGCCACAGCAGGCCCCCGCCCAGCGCCGTCGCCGCCAGGCCGAACACCACCCGCAGAAACCACTTGATGCCGTTCAGCCAGGGCCGGTTGCCTTCGATCTCGTCCAGCAGCGCCTGCAATGCTGCCGGCTCAACCAGCGTGGCGGTCTTGGCCTCCACCTCGCGCAGCCGCCGCCCGACCTGTAACTGGCCGTCGAACGTCGCCTTGACCTGCGTCTCGACCGCCGCCAGCCGCTTGCACAAATCCTGCAGCGTGTATTTCTGCTCAGCCAGCGTCGCCGAGACCCCCGCCACTGCCGCCATCGTCTCGGCATTGCGCGAGCGCAGGTCGTCGAGCGCCTGCTGTTGGGCCTGATCGCGTGTGCGTAGTTCGGCGATGACCGCGCGGGTCGATTCGTCCAGGGCGTTGAGACGCGCTTGCAACTCCGGGATGCGCTTGACCTCCTCGGAAATGCTGCGCAACTGATTGAGGATCAACGTCTGGACATTATCGCCATCCACCGCTACTCCAGGATGTGCGCCGCTTGCTCACGCGCCTGGGCCGGCTTGATGATACCCAGATAGGCCGCTTGCGATCCCGCCCAGCCGATAAAGCCGGCGGCCAGCGCCTGCCAGAACGGCTGGATCGCCGCCCACACGCTCGACGGCACGAATTGCAGCAGCACCTGCGCCAGGAGCGGCAGGCCCAGGCTGAGGCCGAAGACCAGCCAGCCCTTTGCGGAACTGGACAGCTTTTGAAACCAGCCGCTTTTCTCGGCCAGGAAAGCCAACACCACCCCCGCGCCGACCCCCTGGGCCAGCAACGACAACACCTCGGTGATACTCGGAACGTTCATCATTTACCTCCTATGCTAAAACAGCGGTCACGGCATCCAGGTCGCCGCCGACCAAATTGTAGCTATCCCACCCCCAGCCCCCGCTGGTGAACAGCGACACCGCGAGCAAGCGCCCGCCGTGGGTGGCGTTCCAGTCCATATACCAGGCGTCGCACCAGGCCAACTCCGCGGCGTAGCGTTCGATGCTGCCCGCGTACTTCCAACCCGCCCCGGAATTGAGCACCACGACCGGATCGGCGTCTAGCTCCGCCGCAGTGACGCGCGCGCCCTCCGGCAGCGGCTCCAACGCCAGCAGCTGCCCATCCGCGCCGCGCCGGATGCGCCGCGCGCGTTGCGGCCAGTTGCGCCAGCGCGGAACCGGCGCGGCGATGGCGGCGCTGATCTGCGCCGTGCGCGGGTATAAAATCTCCGCGCCGCAGGCCCCACCCTCGGCCAGGAACCAGAACGGGAACAGGCCGCGACTGGTGAAAAAGTCGTCGTCCAGGGCGAACCGGCCCCCGTACCATTGCCAGCTTTCCTGGTAGAAATTCGGCTGCGCCGGCACTGAGGCGTAGTAGCAATGTTTCCCCAACAGATGCCCGCCCGCGCAAGCCATCGCCACCATGTCGAGCAACGGCGTGAGATCGGTCGCGTCCGGCTCCGGGTTGCCCACCGGGGCGGTGTAGACGACCGCGCGCAGGTTCAGCCCGGTCGCCTCGACGGCGTGCATAAAGGCCCGATCCCAGGTCGCGCAGGCCGCGTTCTGCGTGGCGTGGCGGCACTCGTACTTTTCGTTAATGCTGACCAGGTACAACGGCGGCTGGGAGAAATCGGCGAGGTCGAAGTGCGGGGCGAGGTCGGCGATGTACCGCTGTACGAACGGCTGCGCGTCGCTGGGATTGTACACGTCCAGCCCGTTCTCTACCCGCCGGTAGACGAGCAACGAACGCGGCGACCAGGCCCGCGCCTGGGCCAACTGCGGCCCGCCCCCGCCTGCCGTCACCACCTGCACCGCCGGTGGGTGGATCGTCTGGAGGAAGCGGTCCACACCCTCGGCGGTGGTCGGTGTCCAGTGCAGCGTCGTCGCGCCGTTCGTTTCCGGCGGGCGCACCCCGGCGGGTGGCACAATCGGCGGCAGCACCTCGCCCGCGCTCTCCCCGGCGAACTCGACCCGCGTGCCAGGGTAATGCTCGGCGTAAAACGCCCGGTACGCCGCGTGCTCTGCCGCGGGGCGATCCCACTCGATGGCGGTCTTGTCCGTGAGCGCGCCGATACCAGCATCGTCGGCGGATGCGCCGACCGTCTGCTTGCCGTGCTCCCAGCAGTAGCGGAAGATTTCGGTCGCGCGTTCCAGCGTCGCGGTCTGCGGGATGTCATTGTAGCGCCGCACGTAGTCGATGCGCGGCTGGCCCGGACAGTCGGGCGGCGGCGGCGCGGCGACCACTTCCAGGGTCGCATCATCGATGTAGGCGTCGCAGTGCTTGAACGCCCACAGCACCTGGCTGCGCACGAAGACGGTGAGCGTGCCGGCCTGCGCCTGGACTGTCACCGCGGGGATCTGGCCGAACTGGTCGTACAGGTGCGCCCCCGCGCCCCACACCACCGTCGCGCCCCAGGGGTCCGTGCCGCCGGTGGGATCGAGGCCCACGCTAAACGTGAAGTTGGCGCGGTCGCTCGCCGAGGCCAGGTCGCTGTGAGAGGCGTCGTCGAGGTCGCTCGACCAGGCGTGCGCCCAGGCCATGGCCCGGTAGGTCGCCCCCGGTGTGACGGCGACCTGCTGGTAGATGCCGGCGTCGTGGATGCGGTAAAAGGTGAAGAACTTGAACCCCCACTGCCCGCTGTGGATGCGCGGCGGGGCCAGATACGGCTCCTCCAACCGGATGACCTGCATCTCCGGGCGACCGTAGCCGTCCGGGTTTTGAGGATCGTGCGGGACCGGCAAGCCCTCTTTCCAGAAAGCCACCCAGCCGGTCGGTACATAGATATTGTCAAACTCCTGCCCGGTGTGCGTCGCGTGCGTCCAGGTCCCTAACTCCATTCCGCCGTTTTGTAACATCAGCCACCTCCTGGCAGACAAAAAAACGGGGCTGCCATTTGGCAGCCCCGGAATACTACTTCTCAGTCGGGCGATAGCACCACGCCGTCAGGTCTCGCGCTTGGGTGGCTGTGGTTCGCGGTAGGTACGCTCGGTGACGACCGCCAACTGCTGCGCGTCGCCGTTTTTGAGCGTTACCTCGAACCGCAGCGTCCCCCAATGCTTCTCGGACGCCAGGCGCTCTAGCTCGGTGATAACCATGTCTCCCACGTCTTGCGGTTTGAGCATATACCCATTATATGAACGTTTGTTCTTTCGGTCAAGCCGTGAGGTCGGAAAGGAACGGCTAACGGCCAAGCTTGAGCAGCCGCGCGGGTTATGCCTATACGCTCGATTGCGAGGCTGCCAGCGCGGTCTGCTCCAAGCTGTGTTAGGCCATCCCGTCTTCGTCGTCAAAATCCGGCAATGCCGGGATTGATACCAGACGCTCACGAAGAGCATCATTGATCCGTTCCAATCGGCGGTTCTCCATTCGCGCTTTTTGCAAAGCCGCCTCATACTCGGCGCGCGGTACAATCGGCTCATCGTAGGCGATAATGTCGCGCTCCGGTCGCGCGTAAGCCCGCGCGATTTCCTCGCTTACCACCTTGATGCTGTAGATCGCCGCAGCGCCGTAATACTCCGTGCGGAAACCTTCTTCGATTGGCACATCCACGCGCAGCAAGCCGCCGAGGTCAGACGTGCGGATAACGCCAGCCGTGCGCCCGTGTCCCATTAGCTCAACAACAGCCCACATATCGACTTGATTTTCTTCCATTGCAATCCTCCATTAGTTTTGATTTGATACCGCGCTTGGCGGCCTAACACAATCTTATCCCGATTTTCCCTCCCGGCGGCGTGTCGCCCGCGCCGCCGGGACACCTCCGAGCACATCCTCACAATCCAACGAACCTCCCGCGCCCCGGCGACATCCTGAGCCGTGCCAATGCAACTGGTCGCGGGGTGGCAAGAATGTCAGAGAGTAAAAAGCGATAGCTGCCCATCCTCCAAAGCAAACCGCGCTTCTAAATCGCGCACTTTATCATAGCCACGAAAGCCGCGATTGTGCGCGCCGATTTGCTCATCCCATTCCAGCATTTGTGCCCACAGCGCCGGAAATTCACGGCGCAACGTTTTCAACTGCCCGATGCGCTGCAACGGGCAACAATAGCAAGAAACGCGGGGGAACAGTTCATACAGCCCGCCCCAATCGAATCCGCGCGCCGTGCAGTAATCCAGCGCGTCCGCTTCGCTCATATCCCACTCATACAGCGGATAGCGGCAAACGTGACTCCGCTTGGAGAGAGAAATGCCATTTGTCCGGTGTGCCTCATCCGCCGCAATCCCCAGATAATGCACAGCATCCCCGCAATGGCGTGCTATGGTGTCCACCTTCTCACGGGTACACCAACGCCGTGAGGGAGACGGCCAGCCATTACCGATACGATGCACTTCGCCCTTATGCGGTCCTTTCCTGGCAATAATCTCGCGCTCTATCATCCAGTATTCAAAACTGCAGCGCGGGTGTAGTCTCGTGACTGTCAGGCCGGTGTACCGCTCAAATTGCGCGATGTGCTCATACATCTGCGGAAACTCCCACCCCGTATCAAAAAACACAATCTCATCTAGAGGCCAGCCATCTTCAAGCAATCGAAGCACCATTGCCGTTGAATCCTTGCCCCCACTAAACGATGCTATAAAACGTTGTGACATAGCTTTTCCGCCTAACCGTCGTGTTCAGCGGCGCGGTCAATACCGTCGCCCGTCGCCTGCTGCTGTTCCGCGTCCGCTGCAACGGGTGCAAGCGGTGTTAGGCGGAATACATCTGCAAGATTATTGATTGCATCAGCAATGTGTTCCAACGCAGAAACAATACTATGCGCGTCATAGTGGTAGAAATTATGTCCACAATTAAAACATTCTGGAGATGTGTCGTTCGTAGAATAAAACGATACTCCGCATTTCGGACATTGATAGAACATACCGCCTCCTTATTCCGCCTAACGACCAGGGTTTAGGCGCGCGGCGATTGCGGCGCAATCCCCATCGCCAGCACGCGCGTTTGAGCGCGTTTCCTCTCCGCCAGCAGGCGGCAAAGCCGCGTCCACTACAACCGGTGTTAGGCGGAATGGCTTGACCAAAATAAAAATAGAGTAGTCATCTTCGCTTTGCATATCGCCTATTGACCACTTAACGCTTTCTACAATTCCGTCTAGGATTGCCTCATCGTCAGCATTGTTATACAGGGTGACTTCTTCTCCAACTCTAGGCAAATGGCGGAACACAAAACCCGGCTTATACAAATGCTGTACGTCTGTTTCTGTATTCCAAAAGATTATTTGCGTCATAATGTGGCGGCCTCCAATTCCGCCTAACGGCCTGGGTTTAGGCGCGCGGCGGGTAGTGCCTCACCATCGCCGTCATTGCTGCCAGCCGCGTCGCCTACAACCGGTGTTAGGCCGCCAAGCGCGGCAAAATCTTTGACTTTTTTATACCTTAGCATTGTCAGACGCTTAACGGTATTGACATAATCTATAAGCCGTTCCATTTCTTCTTCGCACTCAACGTCGTCAAGGTTCATACAAAATCTCTCCAACAGTAATAGAATGGCCCTAATTGTAATTTCGTCGTTCATGTACCAGTTGGTTGTTTCGCCTTTTTGAAAAAGCTCAATTAAAGAAGCTATATAAGCTACATCCCAACTATCATCAAATTGCACCGATAGTTCAAACATACGTTTACTCCTTTCACTCTTGGCGGCCTAACACAATCTTATCCCGATTTTCCCTCCCGGCGGCGTGTCGCCCGCGCCGCCGGGACACCTCCGAGCACATCCTCACAATCCAACGAACCTCCCGCGCCCCGGCGACATCCTGAGCCGTGCCAATGCAACTGGTCGCGGGGTGGCAAGAATGTCAGTGCATCACGTGCGCCGTCTCGACCGGCTGCACGACCTCAATCCGCGCCCCGCGCCCGACGACACCCCAGCGTTGCGCGGTCTGCGCGTCAACCTCGACGAGGATGCCATTGCGCTCCATCCAGGCGCGCGTCGCGGCATCCCCGGCGCAATCGACCACCAGGAACGCCTCGACGGTCTCGCCGTAGCGCAGATACCACACCTGGCCGATCTGGGCGCAGTCTAGCACCGCGATGTAGCCATCCACGGCAGGCAGGTCGGCGGGTAAGGGCATCGCCGTCGCCCGCGTCTGCCGCACACGGATCACTTCCTCCATCCGGCCAGGCGCGTACTGCGACGCCCAGCCGGAGGTGACGAGGACGAAGACCAGTAGCACGTTCGTCACGGCTGCACCTCCGTTACCGGATAGCGCAGGTCGTCAACCCGCACCTGCACGTAGACGTTGCGCGCGTCGCGGACATAGGCGAATTGCCCGCCGATACTGAAATCGGTAATCACGCCACTGCACGGATAGTCCCGCGACCCCCACTCAACCACCGCCCCCACGTAGAACTCCCCGTCATCGTTCACGGCTGTTCCTCCCCGCAGGTCAGCATTGCAATGCCCTGGCACTCCTCCACGCCGCGCAGCGCCCGACACTCGCCGAACACGCGCTCGTAGCAGCCAACCGTCGAGTTCGTCACCGGCGTCGCGGTGGGGTCGATCCCCACCGGCCCGCCGCCGCCACCAGTATTCCCGCCCCCGCAGGCGCTAAGGAGCCACACAGCCAACAGTAACAGCATCCACATCTTCTTCATCACAACACACCTCCCCGGTTTTGATAAACGCTACAATGCGGTCAGTACGTCGATGATCATGTACACCGACGCCGCCACGATGATGACCAGACAAATCCCCACGATCAAAGGCATCCCACACCCCCTTCCCCTTCCTCCGCGAACACCTCCACCAGCGTCCCCTTGCGGCGCTGCGCTTCGATGTAGGCCAGCGCCTTTTCCAGCAGGGCGAACACATCACCCGCCGTCCCGCTATCCTCGTAGCGCCGGCTGGCGTTCCACTCGCCCTCGTACTGCACCGCCACGCTCGCCGACCGGCCCGGATCGTCGCCCGGCGCGAGGCGCAGGCGGATGACGGCGGCGCGCTCGATGGGCGAGACGGCGACGGCAGGCGGGTCTGGCTCTGGCTCGTCCGGCGTGAACTCCGTCCAGCGATCCCCGCGCGGCCCCTGGAAGGGCGGCGCGGCGAAGGTCGAAGCGGGGCGGGTCGCCGACGATTCCGGCGCGAAGTCGGGCGAGACCTGCGGGGCGCTGGGCTGTAACCCCGCCGCCTCCGCGCACAACGGACACAGGCGCACGTTATACATCAGGCGCGCCGACAACCACGGCTCGCCCGTTTGCACCTCGCGCACGTTGCGGTGACAACCCAGGCAGTTGATCCAGGTGTTGTCGCGGTCGACCTGTACCGCATCCCAGGTATCGTACTCGCGGTAGATAGCGGCAGCGCGGCGCGGGCCGACCACGGTGAGGTTGTAGACGCTCTCCTTCTGCACGCAGCAGGACCCGGACGAGGCGCAGCGCCATTGCCCGCGCGCCTTGATGTGAAACTGGCAACCGGCGCAAGCGCGCGTCCCCTCCACGCCGGGGTCCCACTCTTCATCCCAGGCCACATCCGCCAGATTATAGGTGTGCTGCTCGATCCAGTTCTCGACCAGCGCCTCCACCGTCTCGACGGGGCGATACAGCCCCGGCGCTTCTTCGAGCAGGCCGAGGTACACCTCCACCCGCCCCTCCAGCGGCAGGAGCGGTAGCAGCGCGCGCCCATGTCGCCCGGTAATCACGCGGTCGCGGATGAGGGCTTGCACCTTGCTGGGCAGGCGCAGCAGGCGCAGCAGATTCGAGACCGCGCCCTGCGTCAATCCCCAGCGGTTCCCTAGCTCGGCCTGTGTCCAGCCGAAGTGTTCGAGCGCGCGCTCGATGGCGAACGCGCGCTCGATATCGGAGAGGTCCAGCCGCCGCGCGTTTTCCTCCCACGCGGCGTCAGCCATCGCCTCATCACCAAAGGCGACGATCTCCACCGGCAGCGTGCCGTACTCATCCTGGCCGGCGTGGGCCAGGGCGAGAAACGCGCGCTTGCGGCGGTGGCCGATGACCAACTCGAAGCGTCCGTCGATCTGGCGCGCCAGCGGGATCTGCAACAGCCCGCTGGTTTCGGGGCGGTTGTCGCGCTGCGCGAGCAAGGAAATCGTCAGGTCATCCAGCGCGCCGTACTCCTGGCGCGCCTGGAACGGGTTATCGTCTACGAGGTGCAAGGGGATGCGTTCCACGTCACACCTCCTCAATGCGCCTGGGCTTCCAGACAGCCCAGGGCCTCATCCCACGACCCGGCGGCGATGTGGGCGGCCAGCGGCTCGCGCTTGGCGGCGTCCGGTGGCACACGCTTCTCGCGCAGCAACTCGCTCAGGCGTGCGTAGAAGCGCGGCTTGGCGTCGGGCAGGATCGGCCTGGTGGGGGCAGCGGGCGCGGGCGACTCCGGGCGCGGGAAATACTCGTCGAGCGGGGAGGGCGGCTCGCTGGGCGGCGCGGCGGGGCGGGCCGCAGCCGGAGCGGGCGCAGGTTCAGCCGGTGCGACCTCCCCGGCGATCTCGATGACGTTGCCCAGCGGGTCGGTTCTAATCGCGTAGCCCTCGGCGCGTTCTAGCCAGATAACGTCCTTGTAGGCGTTGCCCTCTTTGTTCAATTTGTCCGACAGCGCGTAGACCACGAAGAAGCGCGCCGGCACTTCCGCGCCGTCCTGGAGGACGCTGTAGTCGATCCCCACCTCGGCGAGGTCGCTCAGCTCGAAGATTTTAGTAGTCTCGTACTGGCAACCCCGGAACCACAGCCGCACCACGTCGCCGTCGCGCTTGATCTTCGTCACCAGCGCGCGGGTTTGGCCCGGCTGCAAGGGCCGTAGCGGGGCGCGGGTCTCACCCGTTGGCTGCACGCCGCGATCCCGCAGCGCCAGGATACCAGCAAGTAGCTCGTCGAGCGAGTCGCTGGACAACTTGAATTGCGCCGGAAAGCCGGCGAACACTCCCTGTACTGTAACCTCGTTCATTCTCTTTTCCTCCGTGTTAGATAAAGACAAAACAAATAAACCGCCAGGCCCGCGCCGAGCAAGAACCCGACGCAGAACTGCATCACCTGCGGCACGCCCGACACAAGCGCCCCGCTCATAGCAGGTAGGCCAGGTCGAGCGTGCCACGCTCTACGTCATCAGGATTCAGGTCTTCCGGCAACCAGGCCGGACGCGGCTGGACGCGCCACGGCTCTTTGGCGGCGAACGCCAGGCCGTTGCGCCAATCCCGCAATTCGTCCCGCAGTTTGACGATCTGCCGCGCGGTGCGCACCGGCAGCGCCGGACCGTGCCAGGCGCGGTAGAACTGCGCGCCGGCGCTTTGCAGCCGCCAACCCTCGAAGTCGGCGTGATCGCGCGCGCCGTGCTGGTTGATCCAGCCCAGCGCCTCCTGCACCCGCCAGCCCTCTGGCTTGTACTCGCTGCGGGTTGGTTCGGTCGAGGCCGTCCAGCCGGCCAGCCACTTCTGTACCCACCACTGCCCGGCCAGATAGCGCAGGTCGATGCGCGTGACGGGGAGATTGTCACCCCGCCACGCCCGCACCAGGAAATGGCGCTCCCAGCGCGACACCTGCCAGCCCGCGCCGACGAGGACGCTGACGCACTCGTCGAGGTCCAGGTCGAGCGCGCCGCTGGTAATGACGTGGCCGCTACCGTCGCGGGCCTCGATCTGCCAGCCGGCCGTGTCGTCGCCCAGCGGGCGGGTGAAATCGTAGCGCGTAGCGAGACTATTGATCTGCACCGCCCACCTCCTGCGCGGCGAGGGCCGCCAGCGCCGCCGCTCCCTGGTCCTGGAGGTCGTAGGCCGCCTCCAAGTCAGACGCCAGGCCATCGGCCAGGGCTTTGAGTTCGGCCACCTCGCGGCGCAGCGCCTTGATCTCCTGCTCCTGGAGCAGGCAGACGCTTTGCAGCGTGGACAGCCGCGCCAGGGTCACATCAACCTTGACGGCGTTGAGGTCGGTCTTGTTCGTGAGGACCCCCACCGGGCCGGGGATTTCGACAACTAGCAGGTTTGGCATCGCGGACTCCTTTCGACGACCGCCACGATCTCCCAGGCACGCGGCGGGTAATTGTCCAGACACACCGACCCGGCAACGGCTTCGGCCTCGGCCCAGGAGCGCGGGGCCGGGGCGTCGCCGATCAGCGCCCAATAGCGCGCCCCGCCGTCGCGGAACTCCACACAGCGGCGCTTGGGTTTGTCGGGCTGGGGATAGGTGCGCACCTGACCGGTGCGCACCAACGTAGCAATTTGAGCGGCGTCCATCAGAACGGCTCCGGCCAGACGAGGGCCTGGTAGTAGACGGGGACACGACAGCCGCTGAACTCCGGGTCGTCGTGCATAACGACGAAGGGGGAGCCTTGCAGCATGTAACCGGCTTCCAGGTGTTGATTGACCTCGCGCTCGAATTTGCGCAGGTCGCTCAGTTCGAGCAAAATATAGGCGTCAGGTTCGGGAGTCTCAGCCTCGGCCTTAGCCTCAGCCTGAGCCTCGGCTTCGCCCTGGTCGAACACCTGCGCGACGATCTCGTTTTCTTTAGCGCGCTCGGCAAGATCGGCGTTGCGGATGGCAGCCTGCTGCGCGTAACGGGTATAGGCCCGGTAGACCTCGAACGCGCGGGCAGTGGCGATCAGCCATTGGTTCGCGCCGTAACGCCCGCCCTGGGTGGTCTCGGCATATAGCCCATTGGGGTTGTATACCATGTCGGCGTACCAGACCGGCAAACCGTCTTCATCACGGCCTTCGTACAACCGCGCGTCCGGCACGTCGATCTCGCGCGGGTCTATCAGCATACTCGTGGCTAGGCAGAACGCGAACCGCATAATCTCATTCCCGTCATCGAGAAACGGCAGACACCAGATCTTGTCGGGTCGCATGTCCCACTGCTCATCCAGGTACGCCAGGGGCCACAGCGCCGGGGGGACGATCTCCCGCAGGTGCGCTTCGACGACCGCCAGCCTCTCGATCCGCTCGTGTTCGCGGCGCTCGTTGGCGAGCCGTTCCTCTTCGGCTCGCTCGCGGTTAAACGCATCGCGCGCGGCCTCGGCGTTCTTCACGTACTGCTCTAACGCTTTCATCTCGTCGTAATCCATCACTAACCTCCTGTAACTAAAGTGAATAAAATAGGCCCCCGCCGTATTGCGCGCGCGGGGGCCTTGTGTTACAATGGAGGCAACCCTGACGCCGACGTGTCCGGCAGATGGGCCAGAATTGCGGGGGCGCTGGAACGTCCCCGCGATTCGTTTGGTAAAGTCGTCTGAATCTAAAGACAACTTAATTATAGCATACTTCCCCACGCTTGTCAACTAGAACTTGTGTTCGATATTTCCCCGGAAATGCTACTGCTACCCCACCAAAACATATCTCCACCTGCCCCAAACCCGCAGAGGTATATGCTCTCGCGCGGTCGCAGTCGCAGTCGCAATTCCCCGCGAACGTCTGTTCTATAGACAAACGCCCGGCGCGGTGCTAAACTGTAGAAAATCGGGACTACCCAGAGAAGGAGGCCGAATGACAGACACCACCCTCACGCAGGCGTGGGCGCTGTTCCTGCTCGAACGCCAGGCCAGCGGCTACAGCCGGCACACGCTGCGCAACTATCGCAACACCCTCGCCAAAGTGCGCCTGTATTTCCCGCACGACCCGCCACTGTCCAGCCTCACCCGCGCGGACTGGATCGCCTTCCTGGCCTGGCTGCAAGACGAGCACATCAGCACGCCCGCCGGCATCGCGCCGCGTGGCGACATCCACCTCTCGCAGAAAAGCATCTGCAACATCCACACTGACCTGAGCGCGTTCTATACCTGGGCGACACAAAACAGCTATGCCGAGGAACACCTGCTGCGCAGCATCCCGCGCCCGCGTTACGAGAAACCCGTCATCGAGGCGTTCACCCGCGAGGAGGTGCGCAAACTCCTCGCGGCGTGTAAGGGGGAAGGGGAAGACGCCACCCGCGCGCGGGCGACGACGCTGCGCGACAGCGCCGTGATCCTGACGCTGCTCTCCACCGGCGCGCGCGTCTCGGAGATTTGCGCGGCGACGATGGCGGACTTCGATCCGGTTGCGCGTAGTTTGAAGGTCGCCGGGAAAGGCAAGGGCAAGGACTCGAAGCAGCGGATCACCTATCTCGGCCTGCGCTCCGCGCGCGCCCTGATGCAATACCTCAACCAGCGCGGGGAAAACAGGCCCGCCGACCCGCTGTTCTGTGTGGGGCCGGAGCAGGAGCGCCGCCCCTTTACCCGTGATGTGCTCAACCGGCTTCTGAAGCGCCTGGGGCAGCGCGCCGGCGTGAGCGCTGTCCACGCGCACCGCTTCCGGCACACGTTCGCCATCAACTATCTACGCAATTCCGGCGACGTGCTCACGCTGCAAGCCCTGCTGGGCCACGAGTCGCTGGAAATGGTGCGGCATTACGCGCGTATCGCGGCCCAGGACTGCGCGCGCGTGCATCGCCACGCCGACCCGGTGGATAACTGGCGCTTGTGAAAATATGACCACACGGCTGCCCACAGCGGCAGACCACACGGCTCACCTGGATGATAGCCGTGTGGTCAGACAAAAACGGTGCGACCACACGGTTCACATCCGTGAGGTCCAGAGTTCGAGTCTCTGCTCGCCCATTCGCACCACCCGGCTAGACAAACAGCCCAGCCGTGAGGTCGCGGGGATCTGCCCGCAGTATATCTGACCACGCGGCTGGTACGAAAGGAGCACCATGAGCGAGATACCCTTCGATCCCAGCGAATGGATCACCAGCGCCGAGGCCGCCGCGCTGACCGGCTACCACCGCGACGCCTTCCCTAAAGCCGCGCGCCGCGGCAGCCTGCGCAGCACCAAACGCGGCAATATGCTATTCTACCTGCGCGCCGACATCCTCGCCTACATCCAACAGATGCAAGCCCTCGGCCCGCAGAAACACACCCCCAAAGCGTACCGCGACGAAACCGCCCACTAGGGCGGTTTTTTTATGCCCCACCCCCTTGACAACATTCCGTTTATCGCTTATACTGTAGTTGTCTGAAATTTAAGACGACATAGCACGCAGGTTCCAGCCTGCCAACAGTTCAGCCGGACGCCGGACACGTCGGAGGGTCGGAGTAGCATCAGGCCCCCGCCCCGGCGGGGGCTTTTACATTACACAGGAGCGACGGAATGGAAAACGAGACCGAGTACGTACCCATCAGCGTGGCCGCCAGCGATCCGGCGGTACAGTACCATCCGACGATGGTGCAGAAATTGACCCAGCAAGGCCGCATCCCCTGGCGCTGGCATTATGGCCGCCGCGAGGTCGACTTGCAGGCGCTGATCGCTTACCGCGCGCGGATGCGCCTGCTCGGACCCGCCAAGCACGCTCTGCGCTACCCTACACCGGAGGTCGTCGATGCACCCGGCGCTGCATAACATCGTCTTTCTGGACACCGAGACCACCGGCCTGGACAACGCTGCCCAGGTCGTGGAAATCGGGATCGTGGCCGGCGATGGCCGCGTCCTCGTGGATACCTTCGTCCGCCCGACATGCCCGGTGAGCGACGGCGCTGCCGCCGTCCACGGCATCACCGCCGAACAACTGGCCGGCGCGCCGGAACTCCCGGAGGTCTGGGAGCAGGTGCGCAGCGCCCTGGACGAGCGCGTCACTCACATCTACAACGCCGACTTCGACCTGCGGATGCTGCGCCAGTCCGCGCAGGCCCACAACCTGCCCACCGGCTGGCTGGCCGAGGTCGCCAACCGCAGCGTGTGCGTGATGCGCCAGTACGCGGCTTTCTACGGCTCCTACGACCCGCACCGCCGCAGTTACCGGTGGCAAAGCCTCAGCGCCGCTATCGATCAGCAACTGGTCATCAAGATGATCGAGCACCCGGAGAGGATGAGAGGACTGCAATGAGTACATACGATGACGTGAAGGTACTGATCGCCCAATTCACCGGGCAGCAAAACATCATCGGCATCCCGCGCATCCTGTGCAAATTTATGGGCAGCCTGGACGGTGGCGCGTTTCTCTCGCAGGTCATCTACTGGAGCGATAAGGGCGGCGCAGCGGACGGCTTTTTCTATAAGAGCTATACCGAATGGGAAGAAGAAACCTCGCTCTCCGAGTACAAGGTGCGCAAGCACGCCAAAGAACTGGAAACAATGGGCGTGCTCGAAATGAAACTAAAGCGCGCCAACAGCGCGCCAACGCTGCACTACCGTTTCGATTCTGAAAAATTCACGATTCTGATTCTTGAATTTTTAAGAATCCACGATTCTGAAAAATTTAAGAATCGATCCTTAAAAATTTCAGAATCATTAACAGAGATTACAACAGAGACTACCACACAGACTACGAAGGGAGGCGCGCAAAGCGCGCAGCCCCCCGCTTTCCTCCCGGAGCAGTTCGCTCTCGGAGTGAAAGCGATCCAGGAAATGAAGTTCACGCGCACCCAATGGGCCACGATCCTGGAAGCGGAGCAGGCGCGCGGTGGGGAAGCCCGCACGACCCTGGTCGCCTTCATCGAGAAGAAGCTCTCGGCGAACCAGCACCCCGCCGTGCAAGCCTACCGCGAGGAAACGCACTACTACCCGCCCGCCGAATGGGGCGCGCGCATCGCCGAGCAGGTGGGGACCAACGGCAGCCTCGACCTGTGGCGCAACGTCGTCGCCGGGTACGTGGGCTGCGGCTGGAATCCGCGCAACGTCAAGGGGATGTTGGAACACTTCGCGCGCGGCGAGGTCCCGACGACCAACAAGCCCGCGCCAGCCCGCGCCCGCGGCGGTACATCCGCTTTCGACGAGTTCGAGCGGCTGATGGGCTTCGTCCCCAACGCGCAGCCGGAACAGGAGGCAGAAAATGTCATTGACGTTTGAGACATCCGAGGAACAAACCCGCTACAACGCGCTGCGGATGTTGGCGGCAGCGTTCCCGGCGAATAAGATCGAGTCAGCCACGATTGCCGTCTACATGGCGGCCCTGGCCGACCTGAGCGCCGAACAGTTGCACCAGGCGGTGCTGTGGTGCGTCACGCACTGCCGCTTCTTCCCCACCGTCGCCGAAATCCGCGAGGCGGTCGCCAGCAGCGCGCCGGATCGCCCGCCCACCTCCACCGAGGCGTGGGGCGAAGTGATGCAGCAGGCGCTGCACACCGGCTCGTGGGGCAAGCCGCACTTTTCGCACCCGCTCATCCAGCAGACGGTGGACGCCTTCGGCTGGCGCGAGATTTGCCTGAGCGAAGGGCCGACCGGCGTGCTGCGCGGGCAGTTCATCAAAGCCTACGATGTGATGCAGGCGCGCCACACCGAGACACGCCAGGCCATTGCCGACAACGGCGTCGTGTGGCAGCAGATCAGCGCCCTGGCCGCGAAGATGAAGGCTCTGCCGGGGCCGCGTTGAGGTAGACGTGACGGATTTTGTCAAGATCGAGCAATGGACGACCGAGGCGCACCTGCTACGCGACCCCAACGCCGACCCTGCGGCTGTGGCCGCTGAACAGGGCTGGATCTGCCCGCATTGCGGCGGGTTGCTGGTCCCGACGCTGTTCGCCACCGACCCGTTCGGGCGACCGGGGCGCGGGTTGTGGATCGCTCCGTCACGACACGGCTGCCAGGCGGAGCGCGAGGCCCTGGCGCGGGCCGAGGTCGCGGCTGCGGCAATCGACGCGCCGGCGGTGGATTTTGTCGGGCGGTCAGCGCCGCGCGACTAGGCCGTCATTATATTTCCGGGGAAATAATGAAAATTCTCGCACTCGACCCAAGTTCCACCAACGTCGGCTACTGCATCGCCGACGGCGGCGACTTCATCCTCTCCGGCGTGTTCAGCCCGCCGGGTAGCGCCGACGCGCGCGTCAAGGCGATCTCGGCCTGGGCGCGGGACAAAATCACGCGCTACGAGGTGACACACGTCATCCTGGAGGAGCCGAGCGGCGACCACGGCAACAAGAAAACCGACCGGCTGCTCGCGCGGGTGGGCGGCGTGATCGAGGCCCACGCTCTGGCGAACGGCGCGCAGGTGGCGCGCGTCTTTCCGATGCAAGTCAAGGCCACCGGTTGCCACAAGCACGCGCTGCCTGTCGCCGCGACGATTGCGGGCAAGCCCTACGTCGGCGAGGATGAAGCGGACGCGATTGGCGTCTGGCTGGCGGGCTGGGCGCAGTTACGATTCACTTAATCTCACGCGGAGGAACGAATGAGCATCATGCCTGTTCCAAAAGTCAAACGCAGCGGGCGCAGTTTGCGCCCCTACCTCGAAGCCCAGGCCGACCGCATCGAGGCCCTGCTCAACGCGCACCACCTCTCGGCGCGGGTGGTGGGCGGCACAGCCGGTCCGCAGACGATTCGCTTTGCCCTCCAACTAGGCCCGCACACACGCTACAACCAGGTCGCAGCCCTGCGCGAAGACATGGCCCTGGCGCTGGGCGTGGCGGCGCTGACAATCGAGCGCGCTGCCGAGGGCGTCTTCCTGACCTTCGCCCACCCGGACGCGCAGCGCGTCACCCTCAAGGCGATGTTGGAAGCGCCCGATACTAATAACCTGCACGCCTCTACGTTTATCTTGGGAATCGGGGCGGACGGCAACCCCACAGCCGCGCGCTTGTGCGCGCCGGAAGTCGCGCACGTCCTGATTTCCGGGACCACCGGCAGCGGCAAGACGGTGCTGCTAAAGAGCATCGCTGCCTCCCTGCTGTGCAACGCAATGCCCGCACAATTACAGATAGTGTGCATCGACCCGAAAGCCCGCACCTTCCGCGCCTTCGCTAACGTCGCGCACCTGGTGCGGCCCGTCATCACCGAAATGGGCGCGGCGGTCGAGGTGTTGGAATCGCTGCTGCGGCTCGCGGAGTCCCGCGATGCGCGCGGCGAGACCCCCGGCGGCGCAGTCCCGCGCATCGCCGTGTTGATCGACGAACTGGCGGATGTGGTGATGCAGGGCGGAGAGCGCGTCACCCACACTCTGACGCGCCTCGTCGCACGCGGGCGGGAGCCGGGCATCCATATCATCGCCGCCACCCAGCATCCTTCCTCGGCGATCCTGACGGGCGCGGTCAACGCGAATTTCCCGCTGCGCATCTGCGGGAAAGTCGTCTCGGCCCAGGACGCGCGCGTCGCCACCGGCCAGGCCGGGACGAACGCCCACACGCTCAACGGGCGCGGGGACTTTATCGCCGTGGGTGGGGGCGAGTGCGTGCGCTTCCAGGCTGCCTACACTGACGACCAGGAGGTACGGAAGTTGCTCGCGCCCTACTACGGCGCGCAGGTAGACAACACCGCCACCACACTGCGCTGGGCAGCCGGGACGCTGGTCGCCGCTCTCCCACCCGGTAGCGTCGCCGCCCGCCCGGACAATCTGACCCAACTCTCGCCCCGGCCCGCCCTGCCCGCGCCGGTCGATGAACCCTCCGCGCGGGTGCAGGAGGCGGTGCGCGCCCTACGTCCGCAGTGGGCTACTCTGCGCCAGGCGTGGTTGTCCGAGGAGTGGGGGATCAAGACGCGGCTGGTGCGCCTCGTGTGGGGCGCGGAACGCCGCTACGAAGGCGCGTTCGCCGAATGGCTCGAAGCCGCCGTCGCCGAATTGGAACAGGCGCAGCCCGCCGCGCAGCCGGTCACAGCCGCGCCGCGCCGCAACCGAAAAGCCCATATCCTGGCGCACATCCGCGCCCAGCAGGAGGTCAGCTATGCGTAGAGAGGTATACGTCGAGCGCGAGCCGCTCGGCAATCGCCTGGGGCGCTTTATCACGCTCCTGGGGATCGTCTTCGTGATTGCGTTCGCCGTCGTCGCCGCCCAACGCTTCAACGACGAGACGTTCGCCTTCGTCAGCGGGGCGCTATTCGTCGGCCTGCCGTTGTTGTTGCTGGCCGGCGCGCTCGTCTTCCTGGCGCTGAAAATCGCCGCCCGCCCGCGCCAGGAACCGCCGCAGCAGATGACGATCCCGCCGATCATTATGCAGATGCCAACCCAACAGCCCCAACTGCCGTGGTACAACGGCAACGGCCACGAACCCAACATCCCGCTGAGCAATCGCACCTGGGATGTCATCGGCGCGGAGGACAACTGAAATGGGCAAAACAATCGTGATCGCTAACCGCAAGGGCGGCGTCGGCAAGACCACCCTCGCCGCCAGCCTCGCCGTGTACCTGGCGCGCGCCGGCCTGCGCGTCGTCGCGGTAGATGGCGACCCGCAAGGCAACCTGACGAGCTTGTGCCTGCAAGGGAAAGAGGACGATGGCTTGTATAGTATGCTCGTGGCGAAGCAACTCCCGCCGCTGACGCAAATCCTGCGCGTCGTCGAGTTCTCCGGGCAAAAGTTCGCCGTGCTGGGTGGCGACGCCTCGACCGCCGACGCGCTGGGGATGCTCGCCCTGGGCCAACGCCTCGACGAGGTGCAGAAGCGCCTCGTCGCCATCGCCCAGCAGGTGGATGTGTTACTGCTCGACATGCCCCCCTCGCAGGCGCTCGGCTTTCAGCAGATGCTCGCCGCCGGGGACTGGCTGCTTGTGCCGACGAAGATGGAGCGGCTGAGCATCGAGGGCGTGGGGCAGATGCTCGCCCTGGCGATGACCCACCACCTGCGCTTGATGGGCGTCTTGCCGACGATGGTGCAGAACGTCGTCGAGCACCGCGAGCAAGGCGCGGAGTTGTTGGAGGTCCTCAAGACCGCCGGCGTGCCGGATGCGCTGTGGCCGCCAATCCCCAACTCGATCCGCGTCGCCGAGGCCCAGGCGCTCGGCCAGACAATCTTCGACTACGAGCCGCGTAACCCGGCGGCGCTGGCGCTGCAACGCACAGCCAAGACTGTGCTCAATATCTTGCGGAGGTAGCAATGGCAAAGAAAGCAACTCGCACCGGTGGGGCCTCGCGCGTGCAGCGGGCGGTCGACCAAGACACCGCCGCCTGGCTGTCCGGGACCGAGACGAATCCCAACACTCTCACAACCAAACAACGCTACAACCAGGAGCGCGTGCGCGCTAACCTCGACGTGCATCCCACCGTCAAACAGGTGTTGGAGCAGATCGCCGCCGCGCAGAAAACGAGCCTCGCCCAGGCGGGCGGGTTTCTGCTGGCGTGGGCGGCGCAGGAATATTACCGGGGAAATAAACTCGCGGATGCGTTCTACGAGGCGCGTATTCCCAACCCCTCGCCGCGCGCCGAGTACAAGCTGGGCCTGCCGGAGGATTGGCTGGGCGCGTTGGGGGAGGTGACTAAGGAAGTGTGACAGAAACGAATTTTCACCCTTTTTATTCAAGCATAAAATCAAATCAGAAAGGAGAAAAATGGTAGACATTTCTAAATTCAAAGTTGTGGAAAAGCAGGCACGGCACAAGGGGGGAGTTTGTATCAGAAATTACAACAGCAAGATGTGGTAATCGTTACACACGAGCCGCGCATGTTGTTGCCTTACAAGGTGTATGCGTACCTGGGCGAACCGGAGTACATACAACTGCTTGAGTCTGAAACACAGTACGCCCTCCGCGCTTCGACCTCTAAAACGGACTTCCGGGTACAAGGCCGTAGCGGTGGAAAAAAAAGCATCGCCACCCTTGACTGCATCACGTTCTTGAAGGCAAGCAGTTTGTGGTATCAAGGATTCAAGACCATCTACCATGTTCTGCTCAGTGATGGAATTGTCATCATCAACAAGAACGCCGTACCCATCGAGCGGATTCCCCACAAAGTTGTGCGACGTAAAGCTGATTAATCCCCCACACGCCGCTCCCCTGTTTTGCGAGAAAAACAGGGGAGCTTTTTCGCCCTACAAGGAGAAATACTCTCCCCCAACCCTCTCTTTTTAGTCGAGTTTTCAGCCTCTTTTTTGACGGTGATTTTAACGGTGATTTTAACGGTGAATATGGCTTTTTTGAATTTCACCGTTAAAATCACCGTTGACGGTGAAATTAACCCTTCCAGGTTGCCCCAGGAGCGATTTTACAGCGAGGTGAAGCCTATCTATCCTAATGCACACAAAACGCCGCAGCGTGTCACCTGGCGCGTTGTGGCGCGCGCGTTTATGCCGGCGTCCAGCTATTCCCCTGCGGGATGTATAAACTCATCCCTAGCATATAAGTGGCGCTGCTGTTAGCACCGCCGCCCGGTACAACTACGTCGTCCCCTATAATTTCGTAAGGCGCGCCGGTGTTGGCGGTCTTATGCAAGGCGTACACCCCAACGATGCCCTGGGCCAACAGCAGCCGTGTGGCCGTCATACACGGGATTGCTGAGGCGTAGTATTTATCAGCCGCTGAAATAATCTCGCGGCTGTAAAATGCCGCCTCCATCTGCACCATCGCGGTCGCGTCGTGTAGCAGCGGAGATGTGGCTCCGGTCGAAAACCCCCACATGATCTCGGTCTCGGCCAGGTTGTCCAGATGCCCACAGATGAAACCGACGGTGATGCTCGACCCGCGATACTCGAACAGGCCGAACATATCCCCGGTTACAATCAGCGCCGCGCTCGCCCCGATCCCCGACCCCACAGTCTGCAAGCTCACCGAGTTATCCACGACATCGCCGGATGTGTAACCCGTTCCGTAGTAGATGTAGATGCGGTTATTGGACGTCGCATTAAAGCGCACAACCCGGCTGCTGTAGGTCGTGGTGACGATCAGATTTACGGAGGTGTCGCGGTGCGTCGTGGTTAAAATTCCGGCGCTGGTCAAGCCGGCCTTGATGCTCGCCAGCATCGTAGTGGTGGACGTGTAATCTATCGTATAAATTGCCATGCTAGACCTCGACCGGGCTTTCGATTAAGGAAATCACGAGGCCATCCAGCGACATGCTTTCGACCTCGAAAAACAAGCTCCCGGATGGCTCGCTCCACGCCGGGACGCCGCTGACAACGGTGAGCACCTGGCCTTCTGTGCCAATCCCCAGGCGCGCCGGGACGCCGCTGGCCGCGCCCACGATGATGTCGCCCAGGCTGGTCATCGGGTTGACAATCGCCCCGGTTTTCACGAACCAGCGCGCATCGACAATATCGCTCCAGGTAATCGCCCCGGTCGCGGCCCGCAGGATCACCACGGCCAGCCAGTACGTGCCGCTGGGCGGCTCCGGCGCATCCGCCAGTGTAGTGGCGCTTTCGTCGAGCACCTGCACCGCCTGCGCGGTATCGATGTACAGCGAGACAAACAGCAGCCCCGAAACCGGGAAGTAGCTACTCAGGTCGACGACCAGCGGGTTGTGCAGCGCATACACGGCGCTGCCCGCGTAGTAGATGCCCGGCATCACCCCCACAGATTGAGCGGCGGTCGGGTGTGGCTGCACACGCAGCGGGAACAACTGCAAGGTGTGCAACCAAATCGGCATGTCGTCGCCTTCCCAGCCGTGCGTGTCGGCGTGGCGGTCGAGCGTCGGCACGCTGGCCGGGTCGACCCCGCTGTAGGCGACGGTCTCGTCGTCGATCCCCGACACGTACTGCACATTTGTCACCGGATGCGTCTCGATACACACCGGCAGGTTGTACAGCGCCCGCACGCGCCCCGGAAATACCCCGACCTCGTAACCCGAAGGCCGCTCGACGCGCACGTAGTAGTAGCCCAGGCGGTCGGCGACGGCGATGTTTCCGTCGAAGTCCCCCAGCAATCCGCGCAGGAATGGCCCCTTGCGCCGCAAGTTCTCCGCCGCTCGTTTCAGGACGCGCTGGCTCATGCTACACCTCCGGCGGTGATGGTGGCGAACGCGCCCGGCAGCGCGCCCGGCACTAGATCGCCTGTCAAATCGGTCCAGGTCTCGGTGTCCAGCGAGTAGCCGGCCACGCCGTCTGTACCATACACCAGCACCAGCGTCACGGTCTCGTCGGCGAAGCTGGCGCAGGCCGGGAACGGGTCCCCGATATACGCGGGCAGCGCCACCGTGCTGATCGTCTCGAAGCCATCCGCGCTGATTTCCAATTCCGTCAAATCCGCGCTGACGGCGACCTCGACTGTCCCTAAAACGATGATGTTGCGCCCCTGGCTCTCCGGTGAAATTTCCGCCGTCCCCAGGCCCGCCGCCTCGTCCTCGCAGGGCGTAAGCGCGGGCGTAAAGAGGATGTTAGCGCCATCGTAGCCCAGCAGGCCGGCGTTGAGCGAACTAATGAGCGGCATCGAGGCCCAGGCCGGACAATGCCGCACGTCGCCGGTCGTGGCACAGCAGTTGCTCTCGTCGTCGCAGGTCACGCTGTCGCACACGGTGAAGAACAGGTCTTCGATAGCCCCGCTGTAGCCCAGCGGCACGACGACATGGTAGGCATACAGCGGGTCGGTGGTCGGCCCGCTGCCGATCTCTGCCCAATCCGTTGCCGCCACGCGCACGCGGTTGATCTGCCAGATGTAGGCGACATACGACTCGCTGCCCGCGGTGACGCGCTCCAGCGTCGTGCCGTACTTGATTCTGATAAAGAAGGTCTGCCCGATATTGACCGCCGTATACGTTTTGTCTGGATGCTGCACCACGTTGGCAAATTCCAACTCCTGCACCCACGCCCCGGTCGAGGCGTCCCACACGGCGTAGGCGGTCGAACTGGACTTGGCTTTGGCGGTCAGGGTTTCCAGGTAGGGCTTGCTCCAACTGTTGTATGATTCTAGCTGGTGATACATGGTAATCAGCACGTAGTGGTAGACGCCGGTGTTCAGCGGCACTTCCAGCCCGATGGCCTCGTATTCCAGGACCTTCCCGGCGTTGGGCAGGTCGTGGCGATAATACTCCTCGACGTTGCCGGTCGCCGGGTCGAGCGCGCTGTGGCCCGCCAGGACGTGGCCGTCATCGTACCAACTCAAATGCTGCGTGGCGGGTAGGGCCTGCGTGCCGACATAGAACGGGGCGGTGAGTGTGTCGCCGTCGGCGTCGACGATCCAGGCGTAGCAATCCGCGCCCTGGTAGACATTCAGCAGCAACTGGCTGCCGCGGCGTTGCGGCATACAGCGCATCCCCGGCCCCACGCCGTAGGCGTAACCCGATGGCGCGGCGAGCGCCGTCCACAGCGGCGTTTCCTGGCTGATGTCTGCGCAGCGATACAGCCCCTCGTCCCCGGCGGCGAAGAGGACATTGCCCACGAAGACCAGGCTAAACACGGTCTCCAACGGCAGGTCGCCGGTGATGTCTTCCCACACGATAGGATCGGCATCCAGGCTGCGCGCCAACTGCACCTGTGGCCCATACGCGACCGCCACCGGTACGTCTAGCGGGAAGGGTGGCAAGGGCGGCAGGAAGGGCGGCAGGAGCGGCGGCAGGCCCGGCAGGGGGTAAACAATATCCGGCGGCTGTGGCACGCTCGTGGCGCTGCCGATGGCGTGGCCGTAATCGCGCCCGCTGATGTTGTGCTGCCAGCGCAGGGAGTCCGTGTCGAAGGCGAAATCTGCCTGTTCGATGGAAATGCGCTCGCTATTGGGCAGGTCGACGACCCACGTAGCGGCTGGATCGACTGCCAAACCCGGCTCCAGGCTCCAGGTGTCGGAGGTGTTCGCCACGGTGATGAAGCGCACTGCCCAATCGATGATCTCGTACACGTCCTCCGGGGCGAGACCGCTGATCTCGGTCGGCGCGCCCCAGGGACCCGGATAGATCGGCGACTGGATGATGATGGGATCGAACCCACCCCCCACGCCACGGTAGACGCCCCCCAGCCGCGCCTGGCTATACTGCGGTATAGCCAGGTCCCGGCGCAGCGTCCCGCGCACGTCTGCTGGATCGCTCAAATCCAACCCGGACAGCGCCGCCCAATCGCCGCTGTCCAGGTAAAGCGGGTCGGCGTTGACCACAAACCCGCCTGCCCACGCGCCGCGCGCTTGCCAAAACGCGCTTTTTAGGACGGCCTCCACCTGTTGCGGGACGTTGCCCAGGGTGAACTCCTGGCCGGAAATCGGGCGCAGCGGCGCGCTGGAGAGGTCGCAGTTGACGACCTCCGGCAGCGTAGAGTGCCAAAACAGCAGATACCACAATGCCCGCGCCAGGGTGGGGTCGTACATCTCCGCCCACTCGCTGGGCGTGGTAGCGCCGGTGACGGCAGTCACCAGGAACGGGTAGGCGTGGACGTACTGCGAGAACGCCAGGGCGCTCTGTAGCGTCAGGCTGTGGGTGGTAGTCTCGAACGTAAAGCCCTGGCTGTTGGGGACGATGTAGCCAAAGAATAGCGCGTTTTGTGTTTCCAGGTCGACCAGCAGCGCCTGGCCGTACTGCAGCAGCGTCGCCGCGCTTTGCAGTTCCAGGTCGACCGTCCAGCCGCTGTTTACCGCCCAGCGCGCGCGGGCGGAGGTGACTGCCGCCACCGACAGCGCGTCCCCGACCCACACCGGTAAGTAGCGGTTGCTGGTCGTGCCGTGCGCGTCAGTGACGACGAGTTTGAGATAGCGAAAGCCCGCGGTCGCGTAGGCGCAGGTGACGGTCGCCCCGCTGCCGGTGATCGTCCCGCCCGCCCCTGGCGTCCAGGCGTAGGTCAACGGCGCGGCGTCGTCGAGGTTGCCGTAGGACGTGCTGGCATCCAGGTAGATCGTCGCGCCGGCAGAGCAGTAGATGGCCTCGCCCCAATCGTTGCCGGATAGCCGCGCGCGCAAGATGGCGGTCGGCGGCATTTCGCGCTGCCAGGGTGTGGGGAAGACGATGTCGCGGTCTTTGTAAACGACGCCCTCGTCGATGTATTGATAGCGCGGCCAGGGCAGCCGCGCGGCGTAGATTTCGACCGGGTACGTCTCGATGAATTGCACCGGCGTCTCGGCTAACGTGAGCACGTCACCGGAACGCGATTTGATCCGCGCGATGAAGACATCCCGATGCACCAGCAGCAGGTTCTCGATGTCGTCAGGGTACGCGCCGGAAACCGTGGTCACGTATACGTCGAAATTCGCCACGTTCCAGGCGGTGACGACGCCCGTCCACAGCGGCGTGGTGGGCGCGGCGAGCAGCAGCAGGCGCGACTGGTCCAGGTTCATCTGGCCTCACGCCGGCGTGACATCTTCGAGCAGCAAAAATTCAACTTCCACCTCGCGGTAGTGCGCGCCCCAGCGGTCGAGCGTGCGCGGTTCGGGCAGGCGGGCCAGCGCGCGCCACTGCGCCCACTCGTCGATGTCGTTGCGCGTCTCGATGTAGACCTCGCCGGAATAGTCGCCAATGAGCGTGAGCAGGTCTGCCCATTGCGCGATTGTCAGCGCCGCAAAACGCCAGGTGGCGCGCGGATAGCCGACATAGGCCAGCGTGCCGGCCAGCGTCAGCACGCTCTCGGCCCCTGGGTTGTAGGTGGCGCGCGGATCGCGCCCAAAGCCGAAGACGGTCTCGACGTTGTTATTGTCATCCAGCGGAGCAGTGGCCCCAATCCGGTACGGCATCGCTCGCCACCTCCCTATGTACTTGGCATCGGCGCGGGTTCGGTCCGCGCTACCCAAGCGCCGGTAAGATGCGTGATGGGCTGCCCATCGCCCGGAATTTCGCGGATGTGGAACGTGTGCGGGCCAGGGACGAGGGTGGCGCTTTGCGCGCTGGTCAGTTCCAGCCGCACCTGGTTGGCGGCGAGCCGGGTGGCGTTGAATACCGCGACCCCCTGCACGACGACCACCACCGCCGAAGATGCGGGGATGTCCCACGCCTCGCCGGTCCACGTCATCGCCCGATTGCGCGCGGCGCTGTAAACGTCACCGATCACCATGTCAACATCGCCGTTCTCACGCACCGGCGCGACAACGAACACGTCACCCGTACCGATACGGTCGGTTTGGGTCTGGATGGCGTTCAGTTCGGAGAACAGAGCGGTCAGGATAGCCAGGCCGTCAGTCCCCTCCCACACCTCGCTGCCTACGGCCTGGCGCTCGGCGAGCGTGAGCGTCATCGCGTCGCCGGGCTGGGCGCGGCTGCCTATGGTAGCATCCAGGCGCTCGACGAGGAGCCTGCCGATACTCCCCGCGTCTGTCAGGTCGGAGGTCAGGACATCCCAAATCGCCGTTTTTAGCTGGTCATTCGTCATCACCGCCGTGGGCAGGATTGCGCCCGCGCTCGTGGTATCCGGAGTTACATCCCAATCCGGGTATACTGTCGCTACGTGCGTTGTGCCGTTGTAGGCCGTAATACGCCGCGCCTGGTCCTCGCCAGTCCCGGAGCGAATGAACACGACCTGCCCATTGTAGGCATCGTCCTCGTCAGAGGCCAGCGTATTCAGCGTGATTGTATTCGCCGTCCCGCCTTGCGCGTGGCCTTCATTCACGTGCTCGCGCCCCGCGTCCCCGATGATGACATATTCATCACCCGCTACTGGGTCATATTTCCAATTTCTATCCACCCAGCACCGCCTAGCAGCGCCGTCATACTGCAAAATCAATCTACATTGGCCCGCGCCAGTGCCTGACGAAATGTAGATCAACGCCGGATCATACGCGCCGTCCAGGGCGCTCGCGCCCGCATCCAGCACCACTGTGTTATCCGTTGACGATACCACCGTCCCGTCGATGATGACGGTATCAGCAAGCTGGCGCAAACGCCTACCCGCAGAGGCTGGAATATTATGCGTTGCACCGGTGAGAAGTTCATCCCACACGGCATCCGCAATCGTGGCTTCCTGCGTTAGCACCAGCACCGGGTCAATCTGCACGTCAGCGGTCACGCTCGTAGAAACAAGCGACAATGCCGCCGCGTTCGTCTCGGCCTGCGTCAGATCAAACCAGTACACCCCGCCGCCGATCTCGGTCGGGTTTACATCTGTCAGCGCCCCCGCCGCCGCCCCATCCAGACTAATCGTCGCCGTGATGTTGGCGGCATCGCCAGTCTCCGGTTCGTCGTTGGCGATGTCGTGCGCGTAGATGTAAAGCCCCTGCCCTGCGGTATTCCGAATAATCGCCATAGTCTATACTCCGTGTTTCTGCAACCGTGTGCGACGTCCACCGCCGCCCCCGCTGATGTCTACAAACCAGTACAGTTGCTCCGTACCAGTCCCCAACACGTTACCCCCCTGCCCTTGCATCCGCACGCGCAACGCCCGATCGTAGGTCGGTGTATAAGTGACGGTCAACGTCTGCCAGTCCGTGTTGGTCGCCATTTCTGCCGAAACATCCAACCGCTCCGCAACGCTCTGCCAGTTGCCGTTCGCATCGTAAATCCCAATCGTCGGGCGCGTTGTCCAGGCTGCCAGCGCCGTCAATTTGCCATAGAACGTCACCCGCACCGGCTGACCCGCAATCCCCCACACGTCGTAATCCGCATAGTTGACGCGCGTATTGTCCTCGAATGTCGTCTCGTGGATGAACGGGCTTGCCACTGGTGGAACACCGTGAACGCCAGCATTGTACGCGGCAGTTTTCGTATACCCGCCCAGCGTCCAGTAGCCCAGATATTCCGCGTTCCCGCCCAGGTCGTGCAGGAACACGCCGATGCGTTGCTCGCCGGTCATAGACTCCGCGTTTTTGTATTGCGTGACCTGTATCAGGCTATTCAATGCACCCGCACCCTCGACCGTGCCGGAAGTATTGTAAATATCATACGTGTTCATCATAAGCGCTGTCGTTGCGGTGAAAACAACTGCTGATTGTCTCACGCCGCTGCTACACCCGCTGACCGTGCCGGATACCGTGTGGCCCGTGCCGGAGTTGACGCCGTAGGTACACCCGCTGACCGTGCCGGACACCGTGTGGCCGGTGCCGGAGTTGAAGCCGTAGTTACACCCGCTGACCGTGCCGGACACCGTGTGGCCCGTGCCGGAGTAGACGCCGTTGCCATAAAACGTTGTGCCTGTTCCGGCGGTCGAATGAATGTGGCATTGAAAAATGCCGCCGTGGATACTACCTACGGCATAACTCACAATACTGATATTTGTCACGCACGATGATCTAATCTGCACATTGCGGCTCACCAGGAACACTCGTGCACCAGGATATTGCACACTATCCACATTGGCAGAGAGCGTCAACTGCCCAGCGGCGATGTTCGCCAATGTGACTCGCTGTTGGTCGTAGTTCTCCGGTGCAGCCGCGTCTACTAATACTACGTAGTTATGCCCGGCGGTCGTTGTCCAACGTGCATCACCGGTCACGTCATCCAGCACGTTGACCACCGCCGTCGCCAGGTTGTTATGGCCGTCGAAAATGCGGATCGTGCCTGTTCCGGTGCTGGTTAGATCGACAATGGCATAATCGCCGTTCCACTCCGCCAGCTTCAAATCCGCACCGGCAGCGCCGCGCACGTAGTACACCCGATCTTCGTACAATCCGCCTGGCAAATCGCCAGTGCTGGTAATCATTACCGGAGTTCCATTCGCCCAACCGTGCGCGGCGGTCATCGTAATAGTGTCGGTTGCTGGTGCAACACTCAAAACATCCTTGATCTGACCGTACACCCGTGCCGACAGAATCGTCGGCTGTTCGCAGTACAACGCGATGTCCAGATATTCAGCGTTGACGTAGGCCGTCGTTACCAGGTCGATAATCGCCTTGCGGTCAAACGGCAGTGCGCCAGTATTGCCCCACACGCCGTCACTATTCGCCAGGATGCGCCCGTATACAGCCGTATTCGTTCCGGCAATGGTCGTTCCAGCCTTGATCTTCAGGTGATACGTGCCTGCCGCACTCCACTCGAAGCGCAGTGTGCCCGGTGTCGCTGCATCGCCGGTGATTGTCAATCCGGCGATGCCGTTCGCCCAGGCGCCCTGATCCACGTCAAACGTGACGGTGTGCCCGGCGGCGATAATCACCGTGTCGTTATCGACAGGCACGCCCGTATCCCAAATGGCGACGTTTGACCAATTTCCAGAGCTAACCGTAGTCCTAATAGCCATTTAGTCTCCCGGCAATTTCAGGTCGGAAACCGTCATCACATCTTTGAGCTTTGCCAGATCATTGGCCTCGAAATAGGCTACCATATCCTGTACAACTGCCATAAACGCGGCTGCTTGCGGTACAGCGGCAAATTCTACATTCATCCCACCCAACCAGCGATCCAGGATATAACGCGCCCGCCGATAGGCCAGGTGCATTGTGCGGGCCGCGACCTTCGCATCGTTAGAGAAATCACTCGTCGAATAAAAAAACATTGCCTTCCTCCTGTTCGTTTATTGTTTCTTGCACGATCTCGTCGAGCAGACGCTTCTCTAAATTAGCCAGCACCACGGCGAGTTCGGTGTCGCTCGGCTGTGTTACAAAATGCAGCGTGTGCGCCCGCTCTGTGACCAAAACACGCACATCGTACCCGTCCCCCGTTGTGCCTTGTTGTAAAATTGTTGCCATAGCTCTCCCAAGAATCAATTAGCAGTCCTGAAATCCTAGCTCAACATCCCCGCCAATTCCCGCGAGAAATCCTGCAAGCGCGTCTCGAACCACGCCCGATCCCCACTCGCCATCCCGTTGAACGTCGCCTGCACCGTCACGCCGCGATTGACGACGCTCTGCTGCGTCAGCCGCCCACCGACCGCGCCCTCCAACTGCCGGGTGGTTTGCGGACTCATCACGAACTCGCCGGCGTGTAAGAGCGCCGCGCCGGTCTGGCGCACATAGCCACCCTCCTGAAATTCACCGACCGTGGGATCGTTCACACCGATGTACCGATCACCGGAAGGGACAGGCAAGCTCGCTATATAGTCCATCCATTGCTGACGATTGGCAAACAAAAAAGATTGGGCATCCGCCAGCATCGCGTTCTGGTACATCCGCTGCTGAAGTTGCGACTGCTGGTAGTAACCCGACTCGGCGTTCAGCCGCTCGAAATACTCGCGCCGCAGCCGCTCCATTTCTGCGGTATGCTCGGCCTGCAACTCCTCAACCTGCGTGGCGTGATCGGCGAGGCGCTGCGCGCGCTCGGTCTCGTACTGTAAGGCCAGTTCGGCCATCTTCTGCGCGTGCTGGGCGGCCCGCTGCGCTTGCTCGGCGGCAAACTCCTGGGCCGACCGCGCGCGCTCCTCGGCGAAGTCCTGCTCCGCCCGCTGGCGCTCGGTCTCATACTGCTGATTTTCCTTGTACAGCCCGGCGGCGTCGCGCGAGAGCGTGAGGTCCCAGACGCGCATCTCGTGGTCTTCGCGCATCCGCTGCATGTCCTTCTGATGCTGCGCCAGCGCCTCGGCCTCGCGCTGGCGGTAGTCTTCCGCCGCCTTTGCCGCGTCCGCGTAGAACGAGGCTTCCTCCGCCGCGCGGTTCTTTTCGTAATCGCGCGCCAGGTCGGCCAGGTCGCGCTGCAGGTCGCGCTCGGCCTCGGCCAGCGCCTCCTGGAACTCGCGCACCGCGTCGGCCTGGGCCTGCAGCATTTCGGCGTAGATGTCGACGATGTTCTCTTTCTGATCCTCCGTCAGCGAGGCCAGGCCCTTCGTCACCGCGCCTTGTTGATACAGTTGCTCGCCGAGGTCTTCAGACGCCGCGCTCAACTCCTGCATCATCTGCGCGACCCGCACCCCGGCGTCGTTGTAGTCGCCGCCGGACTCCGCCAGCAGCGCCCCGATCCCCTGGATGGTGGCCTCGACCTCGGCGTACTTGTCCGCCAGTGCCTGGCCGGAGAGCGTCCCCATTGTCCCGCCCATCAACTCGCGTAACTGCTCGGTGTCCGCTCCGCCCGCGCCGAAAATTGCATCCTTCCAATAGTCCGGGTTGAGCAGCATCCCCGGCCCTTCCTCGCCCTCCTTGACCACGTACTTGTCGAGCAGCACCAGGTCGTCTTTCAAATCGGCCAACACCCCGCGCAACTCGTCGGGCGAGGCCCCTTCCAACCCCGCCATTCGCTGCGCTGCCGCGGCCTGGCCCTCGCGCGAGGACCCCCAGCCGGTGATACTCTGGCCGGTGAGCATCTGGCTACCCACCTCCGCCACCGTCGCTGCCAGGAGCGCGCTGCCCAGGATTTTCCCCACGCTGAGGGCGCTGCCCTTCTCAATCGCGCCCTCCTCGACGGCGTCCTTTTTCTCGATTGCGCCTTCCTCGACCGCGCCCTGCTTCTCGATCTGCGCCGCCTCGGTCGCCGCGCGGGTGATGATTAGGCGGAACTTCTCCGCTGCCGTCGCCACCGCAGTGCTGAAATTGGCGCGCGCCGCCTCGGCCTTGACCAGCGTCGCCTTGTACGTACTTACCAGCGTCTCGACGCCCAGGATCAGCTTCGACACCGTCCCCACCGCGGTGATGATCGTCCCCGCCGCCAGCAGGCCCCCGGCGACCGCCGTCACCGCCTGGACCATCCAGGGATTCGCCTGGATGGTGGCGCTGAGTTTCTCGATCCACTGCGAGACTTCCTGCAGGGCCGGGAGCGCCAACTGCACCCCCTGCTGCCCAATCGACAGCCACAGCGCCTTCCAGCGCATCTGCGCCTGCTGGACCGCGTACACGTCGCTGGCCTCCCAATCGGAGATCTGTTGCTCCCAGGTGGACAGCGCGCCCTGCTCGATCTCGCGGGACGCCTGGCGTAGGGCGTTCGTGCCTTCCTCGCGCGCTTGCTTTTGCGCACGCAGCAGCGGCGTCAGGGCGCGCAGGCCGTTCACGTCGAACAACGTCGCCAGCGCGGCCTCGCGTTGCTGGTCGGTCATGTCCGCCGTGGCCGCCGCGAGCATATCCAGCGCGCGCTCCATCCCCACGAACGTGCCTTGCGCGGTAAAGAACGGCGACTCGGAGCCAAACAACTCGTTGAGCGTCTTCTTGGCGTCCTCGCTGTTGGGAACGAGCAGGTTCTCCATCATCCGGCCTAACGAAGTCCCGGCCATCGTGCCGCGGATGCCGTTGTCGCCCAGGATCGCCAGCAGGCCAGCGGTCTCCTCGATGGATAAGTTGAGCCGGTCGGCGGTCGGCCCCACGTACTTGAACGACTCCGCCACATCCCCAACACTGACCAGCGTGTCGTCGGCGACCTTGTTGAAAACGGAAACCACGCGCGTCGTATCGGCGACGCCCAGCCCGAACTGGTTGATGGCCCCGGCGGTGGCCTCGGTCAGCGTCGCCACGTCCGTCTGCGAGAGCGCCGCGGCCTGCTGGATGGGGATGGTCTGTTTCAGGAGCGCGTTTAATTCCTCCTGGCTATCCACGACCTGCCCGGTCGCCTGCGCCCAGATAGTCACGCCGCGCGCGGTCTGTTCCGGGTCCTGGACGGCCAGCGTCGCCGACTGCTCGATGGTCAACTGCCGCAACTGCTGGGTGAGGTCGGCAGAAAGCGAGAGTGAACGCGCCGCCACGTCAGACTGCTTGGCGAAGGTCGTGTAATCGCGCGCTGCCGTCACCACCGCGCCGGTGACGAGGCCGGCGTTCATCTTCAAGCTGTTACCGATCTGTTGCAGGTCGTTGGCGATGGCGTACAAGCCCTGACGCTCGCGGCGGGCCTTCTCCAACTCGGCCACGAACAGCCGCACCGCCCCGCCCATCCCGCGGTACTTCTCGGCGATCTCCGCCGTCTCGGCGCGGATCTGGCGCTGTTCGGCTTCGACGCGCCCCAACTCGCGCACCACGGTTTGCAGGGACGCGCCGCTGTCCTGCATCGCGGCCTCGATCTGTTCCCACGACACACCCAGGTTCTGCGCCAACTGCTGGGCCTGGGTCTGCAACTGCGCGTTTTTCTGCGTCTCGCGGTTGGCGGTAGCTTGCTCGGTCTTGGCGCGCTTCAACCCGCCGATGACGGATTCCAGGCTCTCGCCGCTCGCCAGCATCCGCGCGTCGATGTCGGTCCAGGCCAGCCCCAACTCGGCGGCCAGTTTCTGCGCCTCGCCCAGCAGCTTGTTCTGGCGCTCCTGCTCTTTCAGGTCGAAGCGCCCCTCGGCGACGGCGAGCGTGGTCGTGCCGCGTTGCCGGATAGTGACACGCCGCGCCGCCTCGGTCTTTTGGGCCTGGCGGGCTTTGGCCTGGGCGGCGGTCTCGACGGTGAGGCGCTTCTCGGCCTCGATTCTCTGCCGCGCCTCCGTGCGCACCGCCTCCACGCGCTCGCGCGTCAAGGCGATCTCCACCGCCGTGCGCTGCCGCGCCGCCTCGATACGTTCCACCCCCTCCGGCGAGCGCGCGTAGGCCCGCGCCACCTCGCCGGCGGCGTCCGCCTGTTCGCGCGCTTCGCGCTCGACGATCCCCGTCACCTGCTCCATACTCTGCGCCAGCGCCCGCTGCGCAGCATCAGCGTCCACGTACCCGCCGGCCAGGTTGTCCAGCACCGCCACAACCTCGTCCAGTTCGGACAACTCCGCGCTGGGATCGTCCGTGCTGGCGATGGCCCCCGACAATTCCTCGACCCGCCGGTAGAGCACCTCCACCAAGCCAGAGAACTGCGTCTCTTTGGCAGCCAACTCGGCGAAGACCTCCGCCAGGCGCGCCGACTGCTCGCGCGTATATTGCTGCTTGACCTGGATGTCGGTATTGATTACCCGATACCACTCGTCCGTGCTCTCGTCCAACTCACGCCGCTCGCGCGCCATCTTGTCCCACTGCGTCTCGGCGCCCAGCCCAAAGCCCTTCGGTAGATAACCCTCTACCAGCTTGCTCTCGATCTCCGGCGTGCTGCCCCGGATGCGCCGCACGTTATCTGCGGCCGTTTTGAACTGCTCTAGCCGGCGCATATCCAACTCGCCGGTGCGCATGGTCATCGCCGCGAACTCCTCATTCAGCCCGCGCATTTCCAGACTCAGTTCGGCGACCCGGCTGGAAATTTCGCGCGTCTGCAGCGCCCCAGCCAACCCCTGGAAGTCGGCGACGATCTGCGTGGCTGCGGTATCCGCCGCCACAACCAGCGCGTCTGCCCCGAACAACTCCGGGTCGACCCGCGCCAGCCAGGCGTTGATGTCGGCGACCATATCCGGGATGACCGAGCGCCCCACCAACTTGTCGGACACCCACTCCCACAGCCGCAGCAGCCCGGTAGCTTGCTTCTCGGCCTGCTCCGTCACCGGCTCGGCCAGCGCCCGACCGAGGCTCCCGGCGTCCTTGCGGACTTCCTTCATCTTGGCAGCCAGCGCGTCCAGGCCGCGGATGTCGATGGCCCCGGCAACCTGAATCTTCGCCAGTTCCGCCTCGACGAGTTCGCGGACTTTTCCGGCCTCGCTCTTGACATCGCTGCCGTCGATGCTAATCTTGATTTGATAGACGTTTGCCATTTAGACTATTTCCCCGGAAATAAGAAAGGGAGGACTATATGCCACCTGCACAAACCGGAAAGCACACCACCCGCGTCACTGTCGGCGTCCTGCTGGGCCTCGCCGCCGGCCTGCTCGCTACCATGCTAATCGTTTCCAATCCGCACGACCTGCTCGCCACCGTCTGCGTTTCCGCCGTCGCCATCCCGCTGGGCGGGTTTGTCGGCGGCTTCCTGGCCGGCATCACTGCCAAGCCTTAGTTGAACGTGCGCTCCAGCCGTTCGCGCAGCACCGCGCGCACCTGACCGTCGACCTGTTCCAACGCCTGGGCGCTGAGGCCCATAAAGGGGCGCGCCGGGACGTAGCGCCCGGTCTCGGTGATCCCGCCGGCGTGCAAGCGCGCGATACGTCCGGGTGTCTTGGGATCGTCCTCTGCGCCCAGCACGATGACCGTCTCGCCGTTCCACGTCCCGGACTCCGTGATATTGCGCGGGTGGTCCGGGTCGGTGACGGAGCGCAGCAGGTCGCCGGTGCGCCGTAGGATGGGCGACTTCGCCCCCACGCGGAAGGGGATGCCGCGCGCGTCGATCCCGCGCTGGCGTTCCGCCTGCGTCATCTTCGCCAGCGGATGCCAGGGCTGCCCCTCCGGCGACGACTGCCGCTCGAAGTTCTGGGCGATCCCGCGCTGGGCGGCGTTGGCGACGATACGCGCCTCGCCTTTACTCAACTCGCCGACCTGGGCCAGGGTGCGCCACAATGTAGCCCAGCGTGCATCTAACACTAACCCCGCGGTGATTCTCACCACTTCCTCCGAAAGGCCACGGTCAGATTGACCAGGCCCACACATTCCCACTGCGACTTCCAGCCATCGTGCGCTGCCAGCCACCACTCGGTGACGGCCTGCGCCACGCCCGGAATGAGCGGGCCGAACATATCGTGCAGCGCCACCACGCCCCCGACGACGACGAACGGCGTCCACAGTTGCAGGTCTTCCAGCACCGCCCGGTAGCTGTGGTCGCCGTCGATGAACAGCAGCGCCAGCGGCGTCTCCCAGGTCTGCGCGACCGCCGTCGCCGGTGCAACGTACAAGGTCGGTGGCGTCACTCCCTGGCCCTGCACGTTTTTCGCCCAACGTTCGGGCGACGACTGCGCCCGCCCGGTGATGGGCAGGAACGGGTCGATGCTCGTCACCTGCGCGCCCCAAATCTGCGCCGCTTGCTGCAACAACAACGAGGTGCGCCCCATCCACGCGCCGATCTCGACGAAATGGCCGCGCCGCCGCGCCAGCCGGTAAAGGAAGCGCGCCTCATCGCACCCGTACAAACCCGGAATGGCGAACGCCTTCTCTATCGCCGCCGCGATCTCGTGCTCTGGTATACGAACCGGTTTCGACTTGCTTTTCATTTACGCCCCCGTTGTGATGGCGGTCGCGCCGCCTGCGGCAGCGGTCGCGCTGCCATAATCTCTTCCAGCCGGGCCTTGATTTGCTCCGCGTCGGCGGCCTTGCATTTGACCGTCAGCCCCGGCACGATCTCCACCATCACCGAAGGGCTGCGGCGCTGATCCGGCGTCAGGTGCGGCTCCAATGTGCGCCGCGCCGTCTGGGCCTTTGCGCGCCCGGCCTGGCCTTCGAGGCGCGCGACGTGCGTGCCATAGACATGCACCAGCAGCGTGGCCTCGCTGGCGCGGTTGGTGTTCCAGGTGTACGGCACAGTCAAATACAACACCTCGGAGCGGAACAGCGCGCGCAGCAGCGCGATCTGCTCGTCCCAATCCCCATAGCGTTGCCACTCGGTACTCCATAACCGCATCAACCCCGCCACACCGGGACATCTGCGCCAGAACAACATCCCGCTGTTGTGGTAGATGCTGGCCTCGGTCCCCAGCCACGCCGCGGTCTCCTGGCGCTCGGTGGGATTGAACGGCGCATTGCCCAGGTGGGTCGCGTACACCTCAGCCAGGACGAACTCCCAGCGGTCGAGCAGGTCGAACCCGCGCTGCGGCGAGGCGATGAACGACACATCGGCATCCACGTACAGCGTGCGCTCCCAGGGCGCAAGCTCGTAGAGCAACGGCTTGATGCGCCCGGCGAGGAACTTCTGGCCGTGGCGCTTGCGCTCGTCGAACGGCTGCACGTCGATGGTCCGCGCGGTGACGTTGTTCCACACCTGGAAATGCCGTACCGCATCCGCGTCCCCGACCACCAGCACCGGAATCCCCGGAGCGTGCTCCCGCAGCGTGCGGATACTCAAATCGGCCTGGTGAATGGCGTTCGCGCCCCAGGCCATATACACTACTCCGCAATCGTTCATCAGCCCCCCTGGTTTGAATCGGCGCTCGCCAGTCGCGGACGCGCGAACAACGTCAGCCCGCGCTGATCCTTGCCGCGGGCCAGGTTTGGCGGAACCAGTTCTTGCACCTCGTGGTAGTAGGCCCAGGCGGGGCGGTAACGCTCGCGGCTGGAATCGTGCAGCACCGCCACTGCCCCAGGGCGCAGCAGGGCGCGCGCCGCGCTGAGACATTCGACCCGCTTGCGCCCATCCACGATGATGAAGTCGAACTGGCCCACACTCGCCGGGCGCAGGTTGTAGTAGTCCGGGAACGGCAAATGCACCAGATGCACGTTAGAGCCAACCTGCGACCGCAGCGCCTCGTAATAGGCCGGATTGTGCTCGACCGTCCACCATTCCATTTCCGGGAACATGACCGGCCAGGTGAGCGTCGAGCCGCCCGACCCCCATTCCAACACGCGCTGCGGGTGGTACTTGACCAGCAAATCCCGCAGTACGACGATCTCGCCGGGATCCATCAGCGGCGCTCGTTCCAATTTAATGGTCATTGTGGTGCTCCTGGTCGCGCTGCCGCGCGGTGATGATGATAGACGAACACCGCCTTGTCGCGGTGGTGGGTATTCCACACCTCGCGCAAGGTGGCAATGCGCAGCGGGTGACGACACAGCGCGCGCAGCAGCGCCATCTGGTCGTGCTTGCCCCAGCGTTGCCACTCCTCATGCCAGGCCATAAAGAACGCTTCCGCGTGCGGGCTGCGGCGGAAGAAGATCACCCCGCTGTTGTAGTACAACAGGTCGCCCTCATAACCGACCTCCGCCAGGGTGGTCGCGCGCTCCTCCGGGATGTGGCCTTGCCATTTGCAATCCGCAAAGCGCCGGTTGCAGTCCTGGCTCAACACCACATCCACCCACTCTAGCATGGTGAACCCCGGCTCCGGGCTGCTGACCACCTCGGTGTCGGCGTCCAGGTACAACGTCAAGTCGAACGGCGAGAGGCGATACATCGACGTTTTCTGCGTGCGCGCGCCCAGGTCGGCCTCCGGGTGCGGGATGTGCCGACAGCCCGGCACTTCCAGCGGCGTGTCGCTGACTACCGCCACCGCCAGGTTGGGAGCATGCGACCGTAACGTGCTGATGCCCTTCGCGCACTGCGCGCGCGCCTGCTCGCCGTAGGCGATGTACAAGGCCCCGCGGCTCACTTCGCGTACTCCGTAGCCGAACCGAACATATCCACCTCGATGTGACAATCCATATTCACGATGTCCTGGCCGGCATTGACCGGATCGCCGCCGTCGAACAGTTCGCTGGCGTTGGTGTAGTCCCGGTACAACCGCACCTGCAGGATGTCCGACACTTGCCCGTAACCCTCTGGCGGGACGATGGCCGGAAAGCGCGTGATCTGGTTGAGCGTTCCCGCCGTCCAGTCGAAGACGTTCTCCGCCCAGATGGCGGGCGTCCAGCTAGTCACTTTTGCCGCGCCCTGGATTTGCCAGCGGTAGCCCAAAATCCAGTGCGGCGTGTTGGCGGTCGTCTGCCACCAGTGCAGGTGTGGATAGATGGACGACCCCAGCTTCCAGTTATGATTGATCTGCCAATTCGTGGTGATGTAGTCGGTCGGATAGCGCGCGCTGATTTTCGCCGTTACGCTGGCCTCCGGGATGTTCTGCACGAAGTCGCCCGCCGGGCTGGTGATCTGCGCGCCGGTCACGCTTTGCAGCAGGTCCAGAAAACACGTCGCGCCGCCTGCCGCGCGCAGCGTGCCGCCGGCATCGAACGCCGAGTAGTCAGCCGCTCCGCCGAAATGCCCGCCCCCTGGCGAGACGATGGGTGTTATCAGTGTCAATGGCATCGCGCCCTCCTAACTCCACGCCTCGACCTCGACCACGTCCCCGGCGCTCCCGGCGAAGTACCACGTCGCCCCCTCCAGGAGCAGCGGGCCGGAATCGTAGGCCGTGCCTGCCGGTACGGTCAGGTAGGGCGCGACCGGTGTTGCTACCCGCCCGGCGACGTTGCTATGGCGCAGCGCCGCGGAGTTACGGCTGCGGAAGGCCAGCCGCCGCACCGTTCCCGCCAGCACGAGGCTGTACTCGGTATTGTTCGCCGCAATCGCCACGTTGTAGACGCCCAGCGTTCCCGGTGGCGTCGTCGCCGTGAAGATGCCGCTGGAGGCGTCCGTGCCGCCCGCCATCCCGACAGCGACGAGCGCGTCCGTCTCGGTGGTCGTCACGACGATAGGCTGCGTGCCGGCTGCCCCGATGGCATCGTTGACCAGGAGCAGGGTCGTGTCGTCCAGCGTCGCGGTGATCGCCAGCGGGCCGGGCGCGGCATTGATCGCCGTCTCCAGGTCTGCCAGGGGCGTGAATGACCACGCCACGGCGACGTTACCGGCGGTAACGAGGTATTCTGTATCGTCCGCCCCGCCCAACATTCCGAAGACAAACAGCGCCATGTCGGGAGGGTCCCAGGCCACGCTGACCGTGATGTCCGTATTCCCACCCGCGCCCTCGGTGTTGTTTATCAGATAGATGACCGAGAAATGGATCAGGATGGCCGTCACGTCGAGCGCCGATGCCTGGATCGCGGCCAGCAGCAGCACCGCCGTCGCGTTGGCGTCGGTCAGGCTGGGGATGGCCTGCGGCACGCGCTGCACCGGCGTGTGCGGGCCAACATAGCTGACCGGATCGTCGAGGAAGATAAACGTCACCGTGTGGCCGCCAGTGCTCCAGTCTGACACCGTCAGCGTGTCGCCGTTCGCCAGGCGCTCCAACACGTAGATGGCCCCGACCGCCGCCTCGCCCAGGGTGTAGAACTCGAA